TTCCTCAAGAACGAAGAGATCATCCCGATCTGGCAAGGATTCTACGACCGATCCGTCGCCGCGTTGAACGGCGAAGATATCCGCCAGATTGCTGATCGTGGCATCATCCGCAGGGAGGATTAATGTACAGGGTGTACAAAATTTCCTGCTCTGTGAATGGCAAGATTTATATTGGCTACACAGGAAAGACCGCCGAAGAGCGCTTTAAAGCGCACCTTCTTAATGCGCGCTGGCGCAAACAGACCGCGCTGTACGACGCGATAAGGGCCTACGGAAACGACTCGTTTTCAGTTGAGCTTTTAGTTGAATGCGAAACCCACGCTCAAGCCTGCGCTGAGGAAATTAAATTTATAGCCGAACTGAACTCCATGCTTCCCAATGGTTATAATATGACTCGGGGAGGTGATGGTGTACCTGTCCCGATTGAAGTCCATATAGAAGCCGGCAGGCGGAAGCGCGGAATCGTTACTGAAAAAATGCGCGCCCACTTCAATAGCAGAAGGGGTGTCAAGCAGTCTCCGGAGCACATTGCTAAGGGCGTTGCCAAGCGTCTCGGATCTAAGCGTAGCGAAGAAACTCGTTGCAAAATGTCGGAAGCTCAAAAAGGTAGAGTAAACTCTGAAGAAGCTAGGCAAAAACTGTCAAAAGCTCTGAAGGGAAGGCCTTGGACGCAAGCTCAAAGAGATGCTAGGATTAAACCCAAGGTAGCTCTAGATGCGCAGAGGGTGGAGAAAGTGTCATGAGCCCGTCCTTCGTCAACACCTTCGGCGGTACAAACATTTACTCTGCGAACGTCAGCTATCGCGCCATCGCGCTGACTGCTAACGTAACTCTGACGTGGCCGACTGAAGTCGCCACCAACACCAACGTCGTTGCCTCCATCATGGACGTCACGCCGTCTGCGGGCAGCTTCACGATCCGCATGCCCGACGCTTCGCAGGCTTCGGTCGGTGAGACGGCGCTGTTCTTCAACGTCGGCGCGTTCTCGTTCACGGTCGCTGACAACAGCGGCAACACGATTCAAACGATTGCCTCCGGCGAAGCGTGGCAGATCTACCTCACCGGCAACTCGACCGTAAACGGCACATGGCGCGCGATTGAATACGGCGCCGGCACGTCATCCCCGTCCGCGAGTGCGCTGGCTGGGGCCGGCCTCAAAGCCATCACGACGACGCTGAATCAGGCTGCGCCGACGACTCTGCTCTCGGCGGACTACACGCTCACGGCTTCAGACCGCGCTCGCGTCCTCGTGTGGAACGGCGGCGCTGGTACGTTCACGATGCCGTCAGCGGCTGCGGTCGGAAACGACTGGTTCTTCGACGCGCGCAACTCCGGCTCAGGCGGTCTGACCATCGCTCCTGCGGGCGGCGAGCTCATCAACGGCCAAGCGTCTCTGGTGTTCAACCCGGGTGACAGCGCGCGGATCCTGACTGACGGCACCAGCTTCTACACAATTGGCTACGGCCAGAGCGCGTCGTTCGCGTTCGACTATGTGTCGATCAGCCTGACTGGGCAGCCCAGCCCGTACACGCTCTCGGGCACCAACCTGAACCGCATCGCCTACCAGTTCAGCGGCGTCCTGACCGCGAACATGCAGATCATCGTGCCGAACACGATTCAGCAATACTGGGTTCGAAACACGACCACCGGAAGCTACACGCTCACCGTTAAAACTGCTGCCGGCACGGGCATTTCTGTCGTTCAGAACGGCGCTGCAATCCTGTACTGCGACGGCACGAACGTCGTCGAGGCAGACACCAACAACCTGTCGACGCCAATCGCCATCGCTCAGGGCGGTACCGGCGCCACCACTGCAGGTACGGCGCTCATCAATCTCGGCGGCACGTCGCTGGGTATCGGGATTTTTACCGCCGTCAACGCTGCCGTGGCACGCGCATCCATTGGTGCAGCTGCATCAGGCGCTAACGCGGACATCACGTCCCTCTCGGGCCTTACGACGCCAATCAGCGTGGTTCAGGGCGGCACCGGTCAGACGACCTACACGAACGGACAGTTGCTGATCGGCAACACTACCGGCAACACGCTGACCAAGGCCACGCTGACCGCCGGCACCGGGATCACGGTCACGAACGGCACCGGCTCGATTACGATTACCAACACCGGCCCTGACTCGTTTCCGGGCGTCGGTATAGCATACTCAACGGGTACAGCGTGGGGCACCTCTTACAGCACGAGCGGCACCGGCACAGTAGTAGCGCTGGCTGCCAGCCCCGGACTGACCGGCATACCAACAGCCCCGACGGCGACCGTCGGAACCAGTACCACCCAGATTGCAACAACCGCTTTCGTAACGGCGACGTCGTTCGTTACGGCCCTTCCGGGTCAAGCAGGTAACGCTGGTAAGTTCGTTACCACTGATGGCACCAATGCAAGCTGGAGCTACGTGCCGCTGACGACGGGCGTCTCTGGCGTTCTTCCTGTTGCCAATGGCGGCACGAATGGAACCGCTGCGCCGACGGCTGGCGCTATGCCGTATGGTACGGGTACGGCTTACGCCTTTACTGCCGCTGGAACAGCCGGTCAGGTTTTGCTATCTAATGGCGCGTCCGCCCCCGCGTTCGGTGGCATTGACGGAGGGACGTTCTAATGGCGGCTTCAGGCTTCACGCTTGTTCAACTCTATCGCACGGCAACGCCGGGTGCTGTTCCGCTTGCAGCCAACCTCTCGGCTGGCGAACTGGCTATCAACACTTCCGATGAGAAGCTGTTTTTCAAAAACGCTGGTGGCAGTGTTGTTGAATTTTCAGGTGGTTTTTCCTACACGACCGTCAAGACCGCGAACTATGCCGCACAGGTGGGCGAGGGTGTTCAGACTAACACGACCGGCGGTGCCTTCACGGTTACGCTGCCAGCCACGCCCGCGAGCGGTGATCAGCTTATCATCACAGACGCTGCAGAATCATGGGGCGTCAACAACCTTACTGTGGCCCGCAACGGCTCACTGATCGAAGGTATTGCATCTGACCTCATCTGCAATATCAGCGGCGTCGCTATTACGCTGATTTACACTGGAACGTCGTGGCAGGTGTACGCTCAGGCTGGCGGCGCTGGCGGGATCATCGACATCAACACGCAGACCACCGGTACGCTTGGTGTGGCGCGGGGTGGCACTGGTGCGACTACGCTGACCGCAAACGCTGTCGTCATCGGCAATGGCACGTCTGCAGTAACGACTGTATCTCCGGGTACGTTGGGCAATGCGCTTATTAGCAACGGGACGACGTGGGCGAGCACCGCTATCCCGGCAACGACCCCGAGTGGCACGACAGGGCAAGTGCAGGTCAATAACGCTGGTGCCTTTGGAGCTATATCTGAAGGTACGGCTGGTCAGGTACTGACGTCGGGCGGCGCTGGCGTTGCCCCGACGTTTGCAACGCTGTCGACCGCCGTCCAATACCCGCAGAATATCCAGTCAGCCGACTACACGCTTGTGCTGAGCGATGCTGGCAAGCAGATATTTCACCCGGTTGCTGATGCTAATGTTCGCACATACACCATTCCAGCCAACAGCAGCGTTGCGTTTCCGATTGGGACTGTGGTGTTGTTCACGGTGGAGAATGGGGGTGCTTCTGTTGGCGTCCTTATAAATAGTGATACGCTCGTTTTTGGTAGCGGAACAACGGGGTCGATAGGTGTTTTTGCAAATAACACTTTAATGGCGATTAAAGTTACCGCAACTAAGTGGATGGCAAATTATCTATATCAAACAGGTAGCACCCAGCCTTTTGGCAACCCTATAGCCGTAGCGCATACCACAACGCCCTTTGTCTCCGCTTATACGTGGTCTGTTAGTGGCTTTGGAACGAAATTCACCAACCCCGCTACGCTGCCGACTGGTGATGGTTACAACGTCACATTCAGCCCTGCGGGTGACGCCATCGCTATAGCGCACGGCGTGTCGCCCTTCGTTACTGCTTACCTGTGGTCTGGCGCTGGCTTCGGAACTAAGTTCACCAACCCCGCTACGCTGCCGACTGGCCTTGGCAACGACGTCGCATTCAGCCCTGCGGGTGACGCCATCGCTATAGCGCACAATACATCTCCATATATCTCCGCCTACCCATGGTCTGGCGTTGGTTTCGGAACAAAATTCACCAATCCAGCTACGCTGCCTACTGGCTCTGGCATTGGCGTCGCATTCAGCCCTGCGAGTGACGCCATTGCTGTAGGGCACGCAACGTCGCCATTTATCTCCGCCTACCCGTGGTCTATTAGTGGCTTCGGAACTAAGTTCACCAACCCCGCTACGCTGCCTGCTAGCACTGGCCTCCGCGTCGCATTCAGCCCTGCGGGTGACGCCATCGCTATAGCGCACGGCGTGTCGCCATTTATCTCCGCCTACCCGTGGTCTATTAGTGGCTTCGGAACTAAGTTCACCGACCCCGCTACGCTGCCGACTGGCACTGGTTACAGCGTTGCATTCAGTCCTGCGGGTGACGCCATTGCTGTAGGGCACTCCACATCGCCCTTCGTCACTGCCTACCCGTGGTCTGGCGCTGGCTTCGGAACTAAGTTTACCAACCCCGCTACGCTGCCGACTGGCACTGGCAACGGCATCGCATTCAGCCCTGCGGGTGACGCCATCGCTATAGCGCACTCCACATCGCCCTTCGTTACTGCCTACCCGTGGTCTGGCGCTGGCTTCGGAACTAAGTTCACCAACCCCGCTACGCTGCCGACTGGCGATGGCTACGGCGTCGCGTTTACCACGATTTAAATAGGACACCACATGCAATACACACAAATCCCCACAACCTACAAATACGACACGCTCGCGGATGCCGTGTACGCACGCGAGGTGGAGTATTTTCACTATGATTTCGACCGCATCAATTTTGAGCATCTGCTGGTCAACGCCACTGACAACGAATTTGCGGCTAACGTCGCAGAGCGTCTCGATGCCACTCGCAAGCAGATGGCCAACGTCGAGGCCGTCATGGCCGCGCTGCACGCCCAGATCGACGATCAAGCGGAATACGAAGCGGCGGTGGTTCGCGTGACTGCCAAGCGCAAGGCAAAGGAAGCCGAGGGATGAACCTCTATTACGTCCAAGCCCAAGGCGACACGTTCATCCGGCACATCCACGATGTCGAGCCGACGCGCTGGGACGACGATAACTTCTGCCGCGTGGCCAAGCTGACGCCTGAGCAGGTCGTGCAGTTCGGTGTGCATCAGCTTAAGCTGGTTACGCCGCCGTACTTCGATCCTGCGACGCAAGCCCGTGAGCATGGCCCGGCGCTGCTGATCGACGGCGTGTGGACGCAGAACTACATCGTAACGGACCTTGACGCAGACGCATCAGCGGCAAAGGTCGGCGAGCAGTGGGGTGTTATCCGCGCTGAGCGTAACGCACTGCTGGCCCGCACCGACTGGTGGGTGACGAAAGCCGCTGAAACTGGCGCTATTATCAGCGACAATCAGCATGCCTATCGGCAGGCGCTCAGGGACATAACTATCCAGAGCGACCCGTTCAACATCGTCTGGCCCGCCCCTCCCGCTGTGTGATAAGGTAGAAGCATGACGACACTCTCATCCATCCTTCCCCCGATCAGCCTCGCTTCGGCCACTGGAACCTTGCCTGTGGGCAACGGCGGCACGGGCGTCACGACGTCCACTGGCGCTGGGAGCGTGGTGCTGTCAAACGGGCCTTCGATCACGCTGGCGAACGCGACGGGGCTGCCGCTCACGACGGGCGTCACCGGCACGCTGCCTGTTGCCAACGGCGGCACGGGTGCGCCAACGCTGACTGGTGTGGTGAAGGGGAACGGCACATCGGCGTTTACGGCGGGTACGGTTAGCCTAACGACGGAAGTGTCTGGCACGCTGCCGGTGGCTAGCGGGGGCACCGGCGCGGTGACGCTGACTGGTGTCGTCAAGGGAACCGGCACGAGCGCGCTCACGGCAGGCGCGGTTAGCCTGACCGCGGAGGTCTCTGGTACGCTGCCCGTCGCCAATGGCGGTACGGGTGCGGCGACGCTGACGGCTAACGCTGTGCTTATAGGTAACGGCACGTCTGCGGTAACAGCGGTTGCTCCGGGGACGACAGGGAATGTGTTGACGAGCAATGGGACGACTTGGACGAGCGCGGCTGCTGTAAGCGGCACCCAGCAGTTCACCTCGTCTGGCTCAATCACAGCGGGTCAGGCTGTTTCGCTTAACTCGAACGGCACGGTGTCTACGACGACTGGTGTTAGTCAGACCGCTACGTTTGTTCCAGATACTACTTTTAGTGCAACCAATGGCTATGCTGACTACAGCTTTGGATCATTTTACGACTCGTCCACCGGGTGGCACTTCGCTGGTATTGGTCTCGGTAGTAGTGGTAACGAAGCTGTCTATTTATCGTCGTATAAGGTTAGCTCGGCTGGCGCTATTACAAACTTAAATATCGTTTTTATAGCCACTAATAGCAGCTTTCTGTATCAGCGTGGCTCTGTGTTCAAAGATACCACTTCTGGTGCAATAATGATTGCACTTTGCAATGGCGCGTATGGATCGAATCTCTTGACTGCCGTTACATTTAATACCTCAACTGGAGCTATGACAACTGCTGGGACTGCTTTCGCCGGCGTTCCGGGCTCGGCTAAAGCCGCGCTTGATGGATATTTTGACACCTTCTCCAATCGCACTGTTCTAGTTACAACTAACGACAGCGGTGGCGGGAGTGTTCGGGCTTTTAGCTACACTATCGGAGTAGGGTTTAGTCAAACAGCTACCGGCAGCTTTAGTACGGCTGGCGGCAGCACTAATGCCATGGCTGCCGCGTTCAATACAAACACAAACACAGGTAGAGTTTTTTATCGAGCCGGTGCTGGTGGTCTAGCGACCCTTACCGTTTCAATTAATGCCGCCGGTAATACAATTACGATTGTTGACGCAGGAACTATTGTTGGTGAAACGTTTGGCGGCTTCGCTCGTGCGGCATATTTCCCAAGTATTAATCGTTTTCTTTTGCAAAGCTCGATGCAAAGCTCTGCGGTTAGTCGGTTAATTGACCCAAATACGGGTTACCAAGTAACAAATACGACTACAGTACCAAGCAGTAATATATATTATGCTTGGGAAAATTATGGTTTTGCTAATTCGTACGACACAGTCAATAATGTGGCGTATTGTGCCGGTACAGACTCCGGTGGTGGTACCGGGCTGTACACGTGGACCTATACGCTTACTGCGTCCAGTATCGCATATACGAACGGAGCCAACCTTTCGGGTTCAGGTTACTCAAGAGGGACTTCCTACGTTTACGACTCCACACTTGCACGTGGTGGCATTACAACGCGTAATAGTACTACTACGATACCACTTACAATTGGTGTTTTGCCCGCCGCATTCTCAACAACTGCCGATAAGTTTATCGGGTTCTCGACGCAGTCTGTGTCCACAGGTGCGGCGGTCACGGTTACAACTCTTGGCGGGGTAAACACTAACCAGAGCGCGCTCACAACCGGCTTGGCGTATTACCTTCAGGTTACTGGGGCGTTGTCCACAACACCGTCTGCGTATGGCATCGTTGCCCGCGCGCTAAGCGCAACCTCCGTGCAGGTTACTACCGGCGGTGCCTTTAAGAAACTTATTTCACAAACGGTTATCTCGGGTAGCCCGAGTAACGTGGCTCTTACCCTCCCCTCTGGGTACACCCAGTTTGAGATTACGTTCCAAAACGTAAGAGGGGATACTGCATCGCCCCCTGTACTAACCGGGTTTAACTCAAGTAGTTCCGCCGTTAGTGTCCTTGGGCGCGGGCAAGCTTTCTTACCTTCTAGTTCTGTTAGTTCCTACACACAAAGCGCTAACTTACTTGCTTTGACCGGCGGACAAAATCATAGTGCCAATCAAATATTTGGTGGTAGCCTGCTGCTCCAATCTACTGCTACTGCCAGTAACATATGGTCGTATACTTTAATGACGAGCTTTTATATTGGCGGAGATGCGTACTTTAGCAGCACCGGTTACTTTAGCGGTTTACCTGTAACCGCAATACTTTCCAACATTGGTACGCTTACTAACGGCGGTGTCGTCACTCTCTACGGGATTGGCTGATATGAAAAAGATGCTTGATGGTGTCCTGATGGACATGACCGATGAGGATATCGCTCAGTACGAAGCCACACAGGCTGAAGTCGAGGCTCAGCGCCCCGCTGCTGAACGCTGTCGCCGGGATGCCCTTCTTGCGGCTACTGACTGGACCCAGCTTCCTGATGTTCCTGAAGCGACCCGAAACGCCTATACGGCGTACCGCCAAGCTCTGCGCGACGTACCAGCACAAGAAGGGTTTCCCGACGATATCGTCTGGCCGCCCACCCCCGCGTGATCTGTCTAGGATAATCACGACATGCTCGTACCCGTAAACGTCAGATCAGAGGCCGGCATCAAGCGCGACGGCACGAAGTTCGAGGGGAACTTCTACGTCGACGGGCAGTGGTGCCGGTTTCAGCGCGGGCTGCCGCGTAAGATCGGCGGCTATCGGCAGATCAGCAATTTCGCTGAGGGGGTCGTGCGCCAGTTTCACCTGCAGGCGCAGAACAATTTCACCTACACGCACATGGGCTACGGCACCGGGCTGCAGCGCATGACCATCGACAATCTCGGCAACACGAGCTCCGTCACGGACCGGACGCCTACGACCTACGTGGGTGGCCCTGAGTTCATGTGGCAGTTCGATGCTCTCTATGACGGTGCTGGGAGCGCGACGGCGCTGATCGCCCATGCGGTCAATTCGGCGAACGACATTTCCACTGACGGGATCTACTCGGCCTACATCGGCGACGTCATTGGCACGGCGCCCCTGACGCCAATCCCGACATCCGGCGTCTCGGGCGGCGTTGTGGTGCTGCACCCGTATCTGTTTATGTTTTCCTCGAACGGATTCGTGAAGTGGTCTGACGCGAACGACCCGACGAACTTCGTGACAGGGGACGCGGGCGACGCGTTCATTTCATCCTCGAAGATCGTCAAGGGCCTGCCGCTGCGTGGCGGTGGTCAGAACCCGGCGGGCCTCTTCTGGACGCTCGATAGCCTGATCCGCACGTATTACACGGGTGGCCCGGAGGTGTTCGCGTTCGACACGATTAGCTCGTCGTCGTCGATCATCGCGGCCAACAGCGTGATCGAGTATGACGGTATCTACTTCTGGGTCGGTGATGGCCGCTTCATGATGTACAACGGCGTCGTTCGCGAAGTGCCTAACAACATGAATATCAACTATTTCTTCGACGGGCTGAACCTGCCGTTCGCGAACAAGATTTTCGCCTACAAGGTTCCGCGCTTCGGGGAGATCTGGTGGTGCTACCCGCGCGGCGAGGCGACGGAATGCACCCATGCGGTGATCTATAACTTCCGCGAGAATACGTGGTACGACACGCAGCTGCCCAACGCCGGGCGCTCTGCGGGTATCTACTCAGGCTCCCTGAACGAACCGATCCTCGCGGGCATCGACCCGATCAGCCCGGGCGTGCCTGACATCCGTATCGCGCAGAACGACGACACCCGCATCACGGAGGACAATCAGATCCGCGTCGTGAGCAATGGGCCGACGCGCTATAAAATCTGGCAGCACGAGTTCGGCGTCGACGAGATTGATGGCGCTCAGATCAATGCGGTCGAGAGCTTTTTCGAGACTGGCGACATCGCGCTTATCGTCTCGGATCCGCCGAAGAACCGGGCGATCCACGTCGAGATGATGGAGCCTGACTTCGTGCAGGCCGGCGACATGACCGTGCAGATTACGGGCCGCATCAACGCGCGGGCGCCTGAGGTTTATGGTCCGCTGCGGACGTTCCCGGCAGTGCCAGCTGAGAAGTATGAGCAGCAGGTGTTTTTCAAGGAACAGCGCCGCGAGCTTCGTTTCCGCTTTGCGTCGAACACGGTGGGCGGCAACTACCAGATGGGGCAAGTTATCGTTCACATTGAACCGGCTGACGGCAGGTATCAGAGCTAATGTTGAAGCGCGTCACGACGACCATCGATCCGCGTATCGTCGACAACGTGGTGGACTGGGCGGACTTCATGTTCCCCTCCATCGAGGACTTCGGCGTGGCGGTCCGCCTCATGGACGAAAGAGATTGGAAAAACTGGGCCTCTGGGTTATCAAGTATCGCGTCCCTCGCCGAGCTTGGAGTTCCCAATGCGTATCAGTTTGACGATTGGCGCGAATGGGCGATGCGTTTTAACGACGTGATTAGTCAGGGATCGTAGGATGGCGATTGCAGGTGCAGGAGGACTTGGCTCGCTTCAGGCTGGCACGCTCAGCGAGTTTGATCCGCTGTATAACTATGCGAAGACCGCGCCAATCCTGTCCCTGAAGGGCAACACGGAATACGAAAATCTTGATTTTCAGCCGCTGCCGGGAACGAACTACAGGCTTGTGGTTGGCGGCAATGTAATTGGAACGGCGTCTTCGCCGGCAGAGGTTGCCGCGCTAGTAGATGCCGCGAATAAGATTTCCGCTCAGGGCGGTGCCGCGGTTGACGTGCGTCTGCAGCAGGAAGTGCAAGCCGCGACGCGATCAGGTGAGGCGATCACGGCGTTTAACGACATTTACGCCAACAAAGAAAACAACATGGGGGCCCTTGAGACCCTCATACCGCTTGCGCTTTCCGTCATAAGCGCCGGCACGTTGGGCCCGTTAATTCAGGCCGGGCAGATTGCGGGCAGCGCCTCCGCCCTTGGTGCCGGTCTGGGCACTGCGGCTGGCTCGCTTGCTGGCAACTTAGCGGTTGGCAGAAATCTCGAACAATCTTTGATCAATGCGGGCATATCGGGTCTGACTGCCGGCGCGTTCAAGGGTATCATGCCGGATGTAGGCGCTTCCACCGATGTCTTAGGTCAGAAGCTCGGAGCGACCGCGTCTAATATCGCACCGGGTGCTGCCAACGTTGGCGCCGGTATTGGTAGCAACGTTGCTTCTAGCGCCCTTGATGATGCTCTTATAACGGTGCTTGGTCCCCGGATAGCGGGCGCCGGCTTGAATACAACTCTTGGTAGCATTGTTGGAAACCTCGCGTCCGCGGGCGTAGGCGATATTGGTCGGGATGTTGTTAATCAGGCCAATGCAAATCAGAGATCTGTAGATTATATTAACAGCCTGAAGCCCGAAGACTTTGGCGGTCGCGCTGCGTATAACGCATTTATGAACGGATACCCTGAGGGGTATTTGCTTACAAATGCTGGGCAGCTTAGCGACGCCGCCGGGAACATCATCGAAACCGGGCTAATCCCCGGAAGTCAGGCGGCCTTAGACTTTGCAGTGTCTTTGAAAGCTGGCGCCGCAGGTAACGTTGCGGGTAGCGCAGCCTCAACCTTGGCGAACGCAGGTGCGGGAGCGGGCGCCAGTACTATCGCCGGCATTGGGGGAGCGCTCGCTGGGTCTACTGTAAACACTGATACCGGTGGTGGTGACACGACAACACCGCCTGTGCCGCCTGTGGGTTCAAACACTGCCGCTCAGCAGGGTGGCGACACGACAACACCGCCTGTGCCGCCTGTGGGTTCAAACACTGCCGCTCAGCAGGGTGGCGACACGACAACACCGCCTGTGCCGCCTGTGGGTTCAAACACGGATACCGGTGGCGGCGACACGACGACGCCTGTGGTGCCGATACAGACTCCAAGCACGAATACTCCTACAAGCCGCACCGAAACCGTTGTTCTGCCGGTTCAAACGCCCTCGAATACGAGCACCAATGAGCAGCGCATGCCGTTCGAATTGCTGCCCCCTGAAGTGCTCTCAGCCATAACTGTTCAGCAAATCTTGGGCGACAGCCAAGCGGGCCCGACTACGAAGCAGAAAGTCCTGTCCGCGCTAAAAACTATTGGTGGCCTCACGCCGCTGATTGGTTTGCTCGCTGAGGCTGTTGGTGGCGGCGGTGGCGGTGGCGGTACTATTGATGCCGGCCCCGGTCTTCCCGTGGGAGGAATCGGCGGTGGTCGGATTCGGAATCCTGCAACCTTTGATCCGTTCACCTATGGTCAGCGCGAAGGCGAGTTTGATTTCTTCCGCAACGCGCCCGCTACGACTGGCACCGTGACCGGCATTGGCGGGACGGGAACAACCGGCACCACAACGACGGGAACAACCGGCACCACAACGACGGGAACAACCGGCACTACAACGACTGGCAGGACGACGGCTGGTACACCGGGCCCCGCCGCGACCGCCGCTGAAGTTAGCGCGGCCTTCCCGGGGTATACCAATATTCGTCAGGCCGCTGATGGACGGTGGTTTGGCGAACCTATTCCCGGTTACACGGCGAGCGGACCGGCTCCGACTGGTTTGCGTGTAACTGCTGGAGGCACCTTTAACCCGACGGTTGAAGACTACGGGCTTTTCAACCCGGGCTTTGAGAGCATTGAGCGGAACGCGGCTGGGCAATACGTCGGGTCGCGGACAGTTGACGTTCCCGGGGCGCCGGGCATGACGCTTGAACAGATCCGCGCGGCGAATCCCACCTATCAGAATATTACGCAGAACGCGGCTGGGCAGTATGTTGGCACGCGTACAACGCCGGCATCGACGCGCGCGCCTACGCTTGCTGATTATCAGGCTGCCAATCCGGGCTTTACTCGTATCGAGCAGGGTCCCGACGGTAGGTTCTACGGTTACCGCAACGTAACCACGACCACGGCGGGTGCTCCGGTGACGCTCGATCAGGTTCGCGCGGCGAATCCGGGGTATGAGAACTACGGCATTAACGATCAAGGTCAGTTCTTCGGAACCCGCACTATAACCGACGGCCCGGCGATGGCCGAAGGTGGTGAAGTCGACGACGATATGGTAAGGCACCTTATTGAGTATCGTAAGGGTGGCGGTCACATAGGCCCGGGAGAGGTTAAGGGCATCGGCAGCGGTCAGGAGGACAAGATCCCCGCTTGGCTTTCGGACGGCGAGTATGTCTGGAGTGCGCAGGATGTCTCCGATCTTGGCGATGGTTCGAACGCTGAAGGCGTCCGCCGCCTTGACCGTATGCGGAAGATGGTGCGTCAGCAGGCGGGACGTAAAGACGTGAAAAAGATTGCGAAGCCGCAGCGTGGAATTGAAGATATGCTGAAGGCTGTCGGAGGTGCAGTGTAATGGCTACGCAGACTACCCAGACCCAGACTATCTTGCCGCAGTGGTATACTGATTACGCCACGAACCTTCTGACCAAGGCGCAAGCCGCCACTTCGCAGCCGTATCAGCGGTATGACGTTGCCCGCATTGCGCCGTTCCAGCAGGAGCAGCAGCAGGCGTTCGACCTGTTTAAGCAGGGCATGGGCTCGTATCAGCCCTACGTGAACTCTGCCACGCAGGCGCTCAATCGGGGCACGGGATCGTTCACGGATCCCGGCGTGGCTCAGCGATACATGAATCCGTACATCCAGAACGTCATTTCTGGGATTGGATCGACGGCAGCGCGCAACCTGTCTGAGAATATTCTGCCTCAGCTTAATCGCACCTTCGTGGGCAGCGGCACGTTCGGCGGCTCGCGCAGTGCTGAGTTCATGCGCCGTGCGGTTCGCGACACGCAGAGTCAGGCGTTGGACAAGCAGACAGCAGCGCTGGCCGACGCATATGGGGCGGGCGCTGATCTGTATGGCAATGAAGCCGCCCGCGCGCTGACGGGGGCTCAACAATATTCGCAGCTGGGACAAAGCGCTCAAGAGCAGCGCTTGCGTGAATTGACCGGCCTTGAGGCTATCGGCGCGAAGCGTCAGGAACTGGGTCAGACGTCTGCGAATCTGGCGTATAGCGATTTTGAGCGTCAGCGTGATTACCCGCTCACGCAGTTGCAGCAGTTGGCAGGCATTGGCGGCACGCCTTCGGCGCAGGGGACTGGGACGCGGATTACCGACGAGCCGGGTAGGAATAACACTGCCGCCATTTTGGGCTTAGCAAGCCAAGCCTTGGGGGCGTTCGGTAGATTCGGTGGGTTTGGTGGATTCAAGAAAGGCGGCAAGGTCGAGAGCCCCGTCAAGGACGGTAAGCGTAACATTAAGAGCCCGATGCACGGGCTTGGCTGGCTGAAGGATGTACGCTGATGGCACGGATGGATATTAGAAAGGCTCGCGCTCTCGCTGAGCAGTTGATCATGTCCGGGCAGAATGATGGTCTGACCAGAGAAGATCTTGTGCAGCAGATCATTGCAAAAGCAGAGGGTGCGGGTGCGCCCGGTACGGCGATTAGCGCAGCACTGATGGCGGCGCCGCGCACTGTGACGCCTGCCACGCCTGCTCCAATGCAACCCGGCGTACAGCTGGTTGCTCCTAAGCCAACGGTTCCGGTGGCGCCGCCGCAGGCTCCGCCGATGGCGCCACCGCAGGCCCCTCAGCCGCAGGTGCAAGAACTGCCCGTGGCCGCCGCCCCGCAGCGTGCAGCCCCTGAGAGGGCGGCTCCTCAGTCGAGCTATCGGCAGGCGCTGGCAAGCACGCAGCAACAGATCGCGGAAGTTCAAACCGCGCTGGCTGCCATGCCAGCAAACAAAGACAACATCCTCGACCGGACTCGTTTACAGACTCGTTTGCAAATGCTGACCGACCGCGCGGGCGCGCTGGAAGGCGAGGCGCTGGCCACAGAGAATGCCCAGATCCCAGAGGAAGTGCGGGCCGCTTTGACGAATCAAGAAGCGCGATTAGCCCGCCGCGAAGAATTGATGGAGGAAGCGAGGGCCCGCTCCCCGTGGGAGGCGCTGATTGCTGGCGGCGCCGCGTTGGCTCAGGGTCGTGACGGTGAGAGCCTCGTCGAAGCGCTGAGCCGTGGTCTTCAAGCTGGGACTGAGAAGTATGAACAGTCTCGTCAGCAGAGATTGTCAGGCATTGAGCGTGTAGGTGAGGCCCGCGACGATCTGGTGCTCAGGAATTATGATGCACTAAAGCAGGCCCAGAAGGAGGCCAGAGACATCATCCGGTCCGGTCGTGACTATGACAAGGGCACATTGGAACTTGCCACTGCGAGCGAAGGCTTAGTTCGAAATATTGCTCTGGGTAAGCCGGTTCTTGATACCGCCTTGGCGCAGGCCCAGACGGCTGGGGTCAACGCAAAATATGCGGAGGCAGAGGCGCAGGCTGGTCTTGATTTGACACGATCACAAGCCGACGAAAACCGGCGTGGGCCTGCTGATCGGGCGCGCGAAATGACTGCCAATCAGCAGTACACCGCCGAGCAAAATTTCATCGCGGCTGACGAAAAAATGCGAGAGGCCCTCGAAGAGTATAAGGCAGATTACGAACAGGCTAAGGGTGTTAAAGCCGGCATGGACGCGGCTAAATTCGCAAAATACAAGGCGGCCCTCAACCGCAGGGAGGCCATGCGTCTTGCTTTTCAGAAGACGTTTGGGCGTCCCCCGGGCGGCGCTGGCCCGATGCTTCTACCGGATGGCACCCCTGCTGCTCCTGCCCCGGGTCAGGGAAGGGGCGCCTCGACACGCACGGCGATAGCTGCTCCGACCGGTGGCGCAGGGTGGTCAGCCATTAAGTTTTAATATAGGGTCCGGGCATGCCTAGGTTCCGCGTTAAGTCCCCAGATGGAACAATGTATGAGGTGAATGCACCTGAAGGGGCGACCCAGCAGGATGCTATCGCATACGTGCAGGCAAATGCTGCGAGCATTCCGAAAGCTGAAACCTCCGTCCTCCGTGACGTGGGTGGCGCGCTCGTGCGCGGCGCTGGTCAGATCGTATCTCTTCCCGGCCAGCTTGCCGGCCTTGTTACCGGCGACATGGACAACATCTCTACGCGCGCCGGTCGGTCTGTCGAGGAGTTCGGCGAAGAGCTCCAGACGGAGGCTTTCCGTGAGCGCCAGCGCCAGCAGGCGGCGCGCGTTGAAGAGGCCGGGAAGGAAGGCTTCCTCTCTGGCTTCGGGCAGCAGGCCAAAGAACTACTGACCGATCCTCTGTCGCTGGCGGCAGGCATTGCCCAGACGGCGCCGGCTATGATCGGTACGGGCGGCGCTGGCCTTGCTGGTCGCGCTCTGGCTGGACGTCTGATTGGCCAGCAGGCAGCAAAGCGTGGCGCTCTGGTAGGCGCTGCCACTGGCGAGTCGGCCATCGTTGGTGGCGACGCGGCGCAGGCTACCTATGACCGCGTGAGCCAGATGCCGCAGGAAGTGGTGGCACGCTCAGACGCATATCAGGCCGCCATCGCTGAAGGGGCAACACCTGAAGAGGCACGTAACGCTGCGGCTATCTCTGCTGCTCGCCGCGCTGCTGCTGTCGCCGTTCCGATTGCGGCTGTCACTGGCCCGCTTGGAATTGAAGCCGCGTTGCTGACCGGTGGCTTGCGTCGGGGTGTTCTTCGCGGTGGGGCTGAAGGTGCCATCCGTGAAGGCGGCACCGAAATCGTTCAGGAAACCGGGCAGGGCGTCGCTGAAAACGTCGGCGCGCAGGCCATCGATCCGAACGTGGAACTCACCGAAGGTCTCGGCGGTCGCGCGGCTGCCGGTCTGATCCTTGGCGGAACGATGGGCGGCGGAGCAGGCGCTATTAGCGGCTTGCGTGGGCCGGAAGCTGAGCCGGAAGCTGAGCCGGGAACAGAGCCGCCTCCGCCGCCGCCGGCTGGGGAGCCTGAGGCTGGGCTTGGCGTCCCGGCTACACCGTTCGGTGTTCCGCCCGTCTCTAAGCCACCGCCTGCTGGCCCTGCTGGCGCGACTGTCACGATTGAAGACGACGAAGTAACTATCGAATATCCGGATGGCAGGATCGAGACCATCCCCCGTGAGGAGTGGGAGGCAAGACAGAAGGCGGCTGCGACGCCGCCTTCAGAGGAAACGGCGAACGCTGAGCGCGCGGCGGAGACTGAGCCGACGTCCGCTAGGGCTGCAGTTGTACGTCCAGACGATGTATTCCGAGGGAGCGGCGTTCCCAAAATTACTGTGGAGCAAACGGATAAGCCTTTCGTTGTCCGTGGTACGAAGCAAGATCAAATTGACGATATGATTTCATCCGGCTTGGTGCGCCCAAAACCCGGTGGTTACGGTAAGCAGAAATCTGCGCAGATTTATTTTGGGGAATCCGATACGGCAGTGCCAACCGGTGTGTTTGCGCGGCCTAAGGAGGGTGAGTTTACCCTTGTAGGTAAAAGCGAGAACCTCGTGGGCAAGGAAGGCCCCATCTCCATCGATCAGCTGGAGCATGTTTGGGAAAACCGAAACGGAGATCTTGTTGACGTTCTGCCTGATATTATTAAGCGCAACCAAGAGTTTGCGCCTACCGCACCGCCAGTCGAGGCGCCTTCCGCTGAACCCGTGTCTAGGTTTGCATCGGTCGAAACGCCGTCAGGTCCGATTGATATAACCCCTCCGAAGGGAGCCATATCCGCCACTCCGATTGAGGACGTCGAGCCGATCACGCCTGAGCAGTTCGCCGCTGCGGAGACTGCGACGGCTGAAATCCAGAAGATGATTGCCGGCAAGACGATGCCGCAGGTGGCGCGCGAACTGGGTCAGAATGCCATCCTCGACACCACTCGCACCATCATGCCGCGCGTTGCAAACATTTTGGATGAGTTCGAGAAAGTTGGTATCCAGCTTCGCATTGGCGTTCAGACTAAGGGCAAGCAGGGCCTGCCCGGCATTCAGCTTAAAACGACTGAGCGGGGTCAGACTTCTTGGCGATTGCGGGAACCGTCGGTGAGCGTCGTTGTGGGCGGCATGGATGCGATTATCCCCGGCACAGCTGAAAGAACTCTGGCTCACGAGCTTATCCACGCGGTTACTATACTTGCGATTGATAAGGCGGATAAACTCCCTCCCAACTCTGAAATCAGCAAGGCGGTTAAAGATTTGAAGGCCCTGTCTAGGGTCGTTGCAAAGAGGATGCGTGAAGACGAGAAAGCTGGGACGCTTGGATGGACTAAGAAGTTTAGGCTTTACCGTCAAGATCCCAACGAGATACTCGCGTGGGGCCTGACTGACAGCAATTTTCAGAACTATCTGAAGACCATCCCGACCAAGACGGGCAATGCGTTCACCGACTTCGTGCGCTACATCGGTAAACTGCTTGGCGTGGGTCCAAAAGATCAGAACGCACTCGCTCGGCTGATTGAGATTTCTGACAGGATCATTCCAGAAAGTCAGGCGGGGATTGCTGATGTGACCGCTGGCGTTGTGGCGTCTGCAGTTGAGTTTGGGGGGATTCCGTCATCACCCCCTTCGCCCACGCCGCCATCACCCCCGCCTCCTCCGCAGCAGCCCCCGCCGCCACCTCCTCCGCAGCAGCCTCCGCCGCAGCAGCCTGCCCCGTCGCCGCCGCCTCCCATCACGCCGACCAAAGAGACGCGCGTCGAAGGCTGGGTTCGCAAGATCATCGACCGCTTCGAGCGGCTGCGCGTGGTGCAAAACCTTGGCCAGCTGCGCGCTGGCATCGAGGGTTTCTACGAGGCTGCCCGCAAGTTCGATAGCCGTGCCGGTGAACTGATGGCGAAGTTCAACCGGGACTACTTCCAGCCTATTGAAAAGATCATGAAGGAGGCTGGGCTCAGTCTGGAAACAGTTGACGCCTATCTCTACGCCCGTGCGGCGCGGGCTCGTAACGCGCGCCTGAAGGCCAAGGCGGAGAACGAGATCCGCACCAAGATGTACAATAAAATCATCAGCGAGATGGAGGCTGATGGCGCTACCGAAGCGGAAATCCAAACAGCCATCATTGACGCGGACGCCGACGTTCAGGCGGCGATTGCAAAGGCCGCAGCTGACGGCAAGATTCCTGAATCCGGTTCCGGCATGACGGATCAGGAAGCCGACCGAATAATGAACGGCTACCGAAGTCAGGATTACTTCCCGGCCCTTGAGCGCATCGGCGAGATCTTCAACCGTGCCAACAAGGAGCGGATGGAGAATAACATCCAGCGCGGCCTCGTGTCCCGCGAGATCGGCGAGCAGCTGCTGCGCGAAGAGCCTGACTACGTCCCGATGAAGGGATCCATCATTGACGAGAACCTGACTGAGCCCGCTGAGGACTTCGAGGACGTGATGGGCTACGGCGGCAGCGGCTTCGGTGTCAGCGTCCGCGAGTGGTACGATACGCGCGGTCGCACCAGTCTGGGCTTCTCTCCGCTTGGCACGTTTGTCTCCGATGTGGGCACGTCCATCGTTCGCGGCGAGCGCAACCGCGTTGGCCAGAAGCTGATGACGTTCTTCATCGATAACCCGTCTGAGTCGTGGAAGGTGTTCAGCTATCGGAACCCGCCGCGCAATCGGAACGGCGACATCCAGCGCCCGTCGCCGTTCGACCCGAACTTCATGGTGGTGAAGCGCGGCGGCGACACGTTCTACCTGCGCATCGATGACCCCCTGTTGGCGAAGGCTGCGAAGAACCTGAACCCGCAGCAGATGAACTCGCTCCTGCAGATTTCGAGCAACCTGACGCGCATGCTGTCACGCTCGTTCACGACGGCGAACCCGGACTTCTTCGTGCCGAACGTCTTCCGCGATCTGCAGTCCGCGGCGCTGAACCTTGGTGCTGAGGCGCCCGGTCTGCTGAAGGCGTTCAGGGATAAGATTAAGGACGGCAAGGCATTCCGTAGTGTCGCCGCCTTCGAGTATGGCCGTGAGGGTGGAGATCCCGCGCTGCGCGAACTGTACGAGCAGTTCAAACTCGACGGTGGATCGGTGTCGTGGGTGCAGCGCGAGACGCCGCAAGAGGCCGCGGCTCGGATCCAGAAGGATCTGAAGACGGTCAATGACAGCCTGAAGGATTTGAAGGACGCCCGCAGCGCCAAGCAGGCTATCGAAGCTGTGTGGAATCCGACCGGCAAGGGCTTCCGCGCGATGGTCGGTGCCCTCGAAAGCACCAACGCCACCTTCGAAAACAGTGTCCGCTTCGCCGCTTACAGGGCGGCGCTCGAAATCGGCATGACCCGCGAGCAGGCGGCTATGATCTCGCGCGAGGCGACCGTGGACTTCAACCGTCGGGGTGAGGCTGGCGCTCTGCTGAACGCTCTGTACGCCTTCTTCAATGCCGGCATTCAGGGTAGCGTCCGCACCGCGCGGGCGCTGTCGAACAACCCGTTGAAGACCGGCAAGCTGTCCACCACGCAGGCGGCGCTGCTCGGCATGATGACCACGGCTGCCACGTTGGCAGCTGCGAACGCGGCGCTGTCCGACGAAGACGATGACGGCAAGCTCTTCTGGGATAAGATCCCGGACTACGAGAAAGAGCGCAACCTCATCATCATGAACCCGCTGGACGGTAAGACCTATACCAAGATCCCGATGCCCTACGGCTTTGGCTTCTTCCCGTATCTGGCAACCCGGACGATGGATGCCGCCCGTCGCGGTGACGATCTCGGCGCTGTCGGTCTGGACATCGCAACTGCCGGCCTTGGCAACTTCTCGCCAGTGCAGTTCAGTGCCGGCAACATCCCCAGTTCGATTGCCCGCGCGGCAACGCCGACGATGGGCAAGCCGTTCGTTGAACTCATGCTCAACGAGAACTTCATGGGCAAGCCGATCTACAATGAGCCGTTCGACAAGGGTCAGTCCTACGCCTCTGTCGCCCGGTTCAATACGCCTGAGGGTTACAAGGAACTGTCTCAGTTCCTGAACGACATCAGCGGCGGAGAGGGCAAGCTGAAGGGCAACCTGAATGCCCCTGCTGAGAGCTTCGAATACCTCACAGAGTTTGCCTTCGGTGGCGTGACCAATCTGGCCAAGTCACTCTATCGGACGGGTGAAGAGGGTGATGCCGTGGCCGCTCCTGTGGTCCGCCGCCTTGTTGGGCAGCCGGGTAAGGGGCGCAACGTGGGTGAGTATTACGAACGCGAAGAGCGGGCGCGCGTCGTGAACCAGCAGATGAAGGATCTGACGGGTCTTGAAAGGCGTGCGCTGATCGAGAAGTTCCCGGCGGAAACCAATCCGCGTGTCCAGTCGGCCTTGACCGCTACCCGCTCTGCGGTTCGTAAACTGAACGAAGAGCGCAAGCGCATTCGGAATCTGGATATCGATGAGGGTGTGAAGGCTGAGCGCCTTGAAGCTCTTCGGGAGCGCACCGATGCGGAGTTCGTGCGCTTCAACCGGATCTACAATCAGGTAGAAGAGGCGACCCGCTAAGGTCGCCTCTCTCATCCCTCAGAACGGGACTTCGTCGTCCAGCGGACGCTGCGGCGCAGGCTGCCGCTGAGCGGGTGCCGCTGACCGCTGCTGGGCGGGCTGAGCGCCGTCCTGCTTGGGCTCATACATCGAGACGATGATGCTCTCGCGGCCATCGTTGCCGCCGACACCAGCAGGATTGAACGTGCGGTCGAGCAGGATGTAGGGGCCGTTCTGCCCATCCATCACGACGCCGACATTCTTGAAGCGGCCCTTGGTCTGGCCTTGGCCGTCAGTGTATTCGCCAACCTTGACGACCAGATCGTATTTCTTACCCATTCACTCTCTCCTCAGTTAAACAGTTTGCGCAGCTTCAAGGCGCCGCGCGGTGCCATCAGTTCGGCTTCGTCGAGATAGCCGTTGTGCAGATCTCGCCACTCGCCACGCTCTTCCGGTGTCAGCTTCGCGACGATTTCGCATGCGGCCTCGCACCATTCATCCCAATCGACCATGTCGCCTTCTTCCTGCGGCTCCAGAATGTCGATGTGGAGTTCCTTCTTCTGACGCGGTGCTGCCGTTGTCTTGGCAGCCAGCTTCTCTTCGAGGCTCTGCACCTGCACTTCTGCAGCTGGGGCTTCCTCGAAGTCCGTGATGTCGACCTCGCTGCCGGCGTACTCGTCAGCTTCGACCACGCCTTCCGCCTGATTGTCCACGGCCACGGCGCGCTGCGCTTCGGTCGAGAGCGGCATGTACTTGCTGGCCCGGCGGACCACGGTCTTACGCCACATCTCGGCTTCGTCCGTCTTCCACGGGCCGACGATGTTGCCGTCCTTGGTCTTGGCCGATGAGCGATCACGGATAGCAAGGATCTGTTCTTTGCTCATCACCTCGAACTGGGTCTCGCCGTTCTTCAGCTTCCACACGCAGTAGGCACCGACCATCGCGCCGCGATTGGACAGGCCGTGCTTGTGGACGATGCTGGAGTCCAGACCTTCCACAACCTCGAACAGATCGTTCTCGTGGACCAGCCGGCTCTCGATCTTCAGCACCTCACCCGACTGCATGGCCAGCTTCATCAGGCCCTTATAGCGGGGCCGGAATTGCGCCACGTTCTTCTTCAGGCGCCCATCCCACACCTTCAGGATATCTGCCTCACCCATGTTCTTGTTGAGGCTCAGGCCCAGTTCTGCGGCGCTCAGGCATGCCTTCAGCAGCGAGCCTCGGTCGCACTCCAGCAGATCCATGTTGTCGGCCACAGCGGCGACGACGATGCCTTGGAACTTATCGACGGTCATGGCCTGCGGAAGCAGGCTGCGCAGGTGGCTCTCGCGCATGGCGAGCTCCTGCTTGAACCGGTCCATCGGTTTGGCCGGGAGGTTACTTGTTTGCATTGTTCTGCTCCTCTTCCATGTCTTCGATCATGAGTTCAATCGCGCGCTCAACGGTGGCGCGCAGGGTGGGCTTGAGCGGGTGGCGTCCAGCCACTGAGCGTAGCTTGCCCAGCAGTTCGCGGTTTACCCGCATCATCACGTCTTCTTTCTTCACTTTGACACCGTCACTTTCTTGTAGCCGGAGCGAGCGCCGTAGAACGTGCCGATCATCTGCTCCGTGATCTCAGTGCCGACCGACGCCTTAATGGTGCTGATCGACAGCTTGTGGTCGCCGCACTTCACGACGGCCTTGTCCTGCGACGTGTTCATCTTCTTCATCTCCTCGATGCTGAGGGTCAGAAGCTCGGTCTTCGCTGCGTCCTTCTTGGCCTTGGCCTCCTTCTCAATCGCAGCGTTCTCCTGATACGTCTGGAACAAGTGGGCATGCTCCGTGGTGAGCGTCACCTCAGACATGGGCACGAAGTCCAGCAGGCGCACGACGGCGTCTCCGTCCTTATTGAAGTCCACCGGTGGTTCTTCGCCTGCCCGGACGCTGTCCCAGAACTTCGCGACATGAGATTTAATTTTCGAAATTATTTCCACGCTGCGAGGAACCTTCATGCGGCGTGGCTCGTTCCGTATCAGCGCAATCAGCCAGCCATACTCAGCGCCAGTGCAAGCCATCTGGTGCAGAACCTGAAGGACGTAGTTGTCGGGAGCGCAGGTGATCGTGTCACCTTCGTATTCCCAGCCGTCACCGTGGGCCGACCACTTGATCTCGACCGGGTGACCGCCGTCCGTCTGGAAGTCCAGCGATGCGCCCATGCCGGGACAGTCGTCTGCGGTATAGTAATCGACGACCTTCTCGATCTTCATGTCCCAACGATGCGCCGCCCAGTTAGCGATGCCGCTTTCGAGGAAGGTGCCGGCCTGAACGGATTTGTTGCCCGAGAGATCTTCGGGCGGCAGCTTGCCAGACTTCTCCATCCACAGCTGCCATAGCGTCGTGAACGGGGACATGTCGAACAGCGCCGCGACTTCGCTTGCGCCGATGTGTTGAGATCGTAGCTCGTGCCAGTGCGTCTGGTCACGGACGGATAGTGCTCCCATGTATGCCTCCGGTATTGTTGTTGTGGGCTTACAGGCATACCGCTGTCTACGGTTTTATGTCAAGCCCCTTGTAAACGTCATCGAGAGAGCGGGCTAAGATATAGATTCCGCCGCGCCTTTCCCATGCAAGCTGCCACGCAGCCTGCACCTGACGCTGCTTACCGCGCTGTGCTTTCACCTCGATGGCAAACGCGCGACCCGGGGTAATGACACCCAGCAAGTCCGGGGTTCCCTCCGGCGCCGACTGAATCACGCGAGCCCCGCCGTCCAGAGGGCGGAACTTACCCACGTTGATGCGGAACATCATGATGTCCGTGCGCCGCCCTAAAGCGAGACGGATCTCGGCTTGGAGGATTGCTTCTTTCATTGCAGCGTCACCCCTTCCGTCTCACCGCTCAGGCAATCCATTGCGGCGTTGACCGCTGCGGCCATCGCCACGAAGCACCTGCTGGCCTCGATCTCCTCGATGCCGCGCTCTTCCTGCCACTCATCCAGTGCCCGCAGCAGGCCAACTGACAGCGCCTGTATCAGCGAGAGCGGTATCAAGACCGCATCGAGCTCTGGCTCGTTCCCATCGTCATCTTCCATATTGCTGTCCTCTCTTCTTCGGTTAGCCCGTTCGTGGTCTGAGCGTTGCGCGCCCCCACCTTCTTCGCAATGCGCGCAGCCTCCTGCCCGCAGATGACATTGAACGCCCAGTGCGTCGGGTTCTTATACCCACGCTTGCGCGCGACGCTGGTCAGCACCTTGAACTTGTTCTGGAGCATGCCCTCTGGGGTCGCGACATTCTCCTCACCCTCACGGGCCATCATCACCAGATCGCCATCGACGTGCTTCACCATCCGCGGCTTCACGGGATAGACATGGCCACACACCGGGCAGGTGGGGCTCGGCTTGTGCATGGCAAAGCAGGCGGTGCAGGTCCGAACCGTCTCCGCCTTTTCGCCCTTGCCACGTTCCTGAACGAACCCATCAGCCAGCGACCACTCGCGGTCGTCGTCGATGAACCCATGCCGCGCCGTGTTGCCAGCGTGGTCGAGGATGATGGTCTTCTCCTTGTCAGGGTGAGGACGAATCGCGCGCCCGCATTGCTGCAGGTATAGGCCCAGAGACTTCGTCGGGCGCAGCAGGATCGCCACCTCCACCGCCGGCAGGTCGAAGCCCTCGCTCACCAGATCGCAGCTGGTCAGCACCTGCACCCGGCCTTCCTCGAACGCCTTCAGGACGCCATCGCGTTCCTCTTCGTTCATGCCGCCGTCGATGTGACTGGCCGTGTAGCCAGCCTCCCGGAATTCTGCAGCCACATCCTTGGCGTGTCTCACGCTCACGCAGAACGCGATAGCCTTCTTGCCCGGCGCATATTTCCCGTAGTGCTTGACCGCGCTCCCGGTGATGACGGTCTTCACCATCGCCTCCTCAAGCTGCTTCTGCACGTAGTCGCCCATGCGCGTGCCCACCCCGTTCAGATCCGGTGCGCTCGGCGCATAGACGATGGCGTGGGATAGGAACCCCTGAGCGGTCAATTCAGCCACCGTAGGGCCCATCACCATGTCGCCGAACATCTGACCCAGTCCCTTGCCGTCGAGGCGCTCAGGGGTGGCTGTGACGCCCAATACGCGGGCGCCCGGGAAACCGGCGACAACCTTGCCCCAGCTGGAGTCAGGCGTGAAGTGATGGGCCTCGTCGCCGATGATGAGATCGAATGGCTGCATGCCTTTGATTCGCTTCACGAGCGTGAACACGGAGGCCACGACGACGTTCGCCGTAGGCACGCCGCGATACCCGCCGGTCATCACCGCATGCGCCACGCCAACCTTCTTCAAGGCGGCACTGATCTGCTTCAGCAGTTCGCGGCGGTGGGCCACGATCAGGATGCGCTTGTTGTTCCGGGCCATGCCGGCGGCGATGTATGAAAAGATCACCGTCTTCCCTGAACCGGTCGGGCTGACCAGCAGGGTGTTCTTGTGACCAGAGCGAAAGCTATCGCGCACCGCCTGCACGGCGGATTCTTGGTAATCTCGAAGCTGCATTGTATGTCCTTGTTTGGCAGACATCTTGGCCCGGTCTGCCAGCGGGGGGCGACGTGCCGACTCCCCAATATTGGAAAGTCTTCCCGGCCCGTCCAAGCTCTAATCAATCTTTGCGCCGGCCCTTGGCGATACGCCCGGTCTTTCGGTCGCGATGGAACATCGTCTCGCATTCCATCTTTAGCTCGTGAAGCTCACGGCGCAGCTTTCCCTCGACGTGCATCAAGGCAAAGATAGCTGCCAGCAGAGCAAGTGCAATCAGAATAGTCATTGTTCGCACCTCCATATCTCGCTGGACGTAGCCAGATTGCTCGGCCAGCCGAAGTCCTCAGTGAAACTGCGCTCCTCGAACAGCAGCATATTCGTCGGTCGAATCAGGAGCCTGTCCCCCTCCGTCCGCATAAACATAAACTCTTTGCTCTGCTCCGGCGCCGCGCTGAACCCATCGTCCCGCGGGCAAGCCGTGAACAGATAACGCGCCCGGTGATCTGTGCAGTCATAGCGCGCCGTGAGATCCGACAGATACGCATAGCGCACGACGTCGAACTCATGGCCGTAGCAATCCCACACCTCCGCCTGCCTCAGCGTCCAGTGTGGCTGACCGGGCTTGGGACTGAACGCAATCGCATGAGGTGGGACACCGCGGTAAACGGCGCCGCACTCCAGCATGACGTGGCAACCCCAAGCCCGACCCGGTTCACTGCGTATGGCGAACCACACCGCAGGCTCCCAGCCTTCCCCGTCGCGCCGGATCAGGGCGCTCGACACCCAGACATACTGGTGCAGGGGGATGTCCCGGCTACTCATGGCCAGATGTCGTCGTCGTATAGCATGTCCAGCGTCTCCTGCTCGGTCGCCTTGTTACGGACGATCAGGAAGATCGCAGTCGCAAACGTCGCGACCATGACTGCCAGCAGGTATCGGCCCGACATAGTTACCCCTGATCCCCCCTGATCCACATGTGAGTGCCCCACTCGAATGGCGGGCCGCATAGTTGGTCGTTCACATCCACAACCATCAAGCCGCGCTTGTTGAATCTCAAGGACAGAGCGGCGATTTGCTCTTTGGTAAACCCGCAGTGCTCCATCTCCTCTTTGAGAAGGCCCGTCAGGTAATGACCATCGTTTTGCAGGTCGTATTCTAGATTCGCAACCATTTCGAATTACCCCTCAATCTTCAGCGGGCAGATGCGATAGCCGACGTTCAGCACAGTGCCGTTGTCGTAGCGGCAGAAGTGATTGCCGTTGGCATACCACTCAGCGACGAGGTAGCTCGCCAGAGCCAGCGCCGGGGTGGCGGCGGTCACTGCAATCACAGCGGCGATAATCAGTTTCTTCATGTCAGATCTCCTGTTTCTCAGCTTACTCGTAACGCCACACGCGCACACCGCCATCGGCCAAGCGGACGACGAACTTCTTACCGTAGCGCCGACCCGCATGTGACGCAGTGCTGGTCATCGAGCGGAGCGGTGCGCCCTCGACGAAGAAGCTCTGCCCCACTTCCAGCTTCGTCCACGGATACTTCGGACGCCGGCTGCTAGGCTGGCGCGCTGCCGGGATTGCGTAACCATCTTCAACTTGGAATGTCATTCTGTCCTCCGGTTTTTTAAACTTATAAGTCACGGCGATACCGCTCGTCCCTAAATATCACGTTTGCTTCATCAGAGCTAATACCAAACGTGTATGTCAACTCGTGCGGCTCACGTTCCATCAGTGTGGAATCAGGCCATGCGCGCACCGTCTGGAGCGCAAGCTCGAAGCCCTTCGATCTCTTCGTCAGTTTCATAACCCTACTGGCCACTCATGTTTCGGCAGAAAGATCCCGCGCGACATCGCCCCCTTGAAGCGGATCGAGTTTTCACTCTTCCGCGCACTCGGATGGCGCAGCAACACGCCCGACCATCCTTCGTAATAGGTCGACGTCTGCATTATCTTGTTCATGCCGACGATGCTCTGACCAATCCACACCCCGACCGCCAGCCCATGCTCGATCTCAACCTTCAAGCCGACGCGCGACAGCGACTCGTCCGCAATCTTCAGGCCCACGTCTGCGTGCTCTTGCCGGGTGAAGGAGATCAGCAGAAGCTCACCAATCGTCCGGTCTTGCACGCCATGCACGGTTTCAACGCGGATCGCACTCTGCACGATATGATCAAGCAGCACCCGATCCTCACGCTCCGACTTCACTTGCAGAAACTCGTCGAGGTTCACCGTGTTCAGGTATTTCTCGCACTGCTTCATGTCCAACCGCTTCGTGCTGTAGAGGCTGAAGTTCCCAGCCATCAGCGTCCCTAGCTGGTCACCGATGCGGCGGTTGGCCAGCACCGTCGCAATCGTTTCTTTGAAGACACCAATGTTATGGCGCAGCGTGAACAGGTTGTGCAGTTGCCGCGCCAACAGCCTTTGCGGCATGTCGTCTGGTATCCCAGCGGCCAGATTGAGGAATTCCTTGAAATTCTCCTCCTTCTTGCGCCGCTCCTCAGCCGTGAACGATTCCATTGGCCTGATCGTCAGCACCGCCGTGCGCGTCAGGTCGGCAGCTTCCTTCAGGCCCACGCCAATCGACGACATCAGGAACGCAGACCGCATGGTGAAGGCCCGCGCTTGGTGGTTCGCTGACCCCTTCATGATGCGCCCACGCCCTTCGGTCGACGCCTGCCGCATCAGATCAAGCACCGCCTTACGACGCGCCGCCATCTGCATCTTATACTTATCGTCGCCGTCTTCAGCTTCGTCGAAAATCACAGGCATGGCGTCGTTATCGATCATCTGCCGGATGCCAGCTTCCGTCGTAGCCCCCAGTGGATAGAGCCCTAGACCGCCAAGGCAAGAACCCGCCACAAGATTCACGATTGTGGACTTCCCTGACCCTTGGTTACCCGTGACCCATGCGTGGGTGCGCCAATCCAGTCCACCACACACCACCGCCGTTGCAATCCAGCCAGCCAGCAGGTCTCCGTAGATCGGGGCATCCCATTGCACCTTGTTGCACAGTTCACGGATTTTGCGCCCATCATCGTCGGTCGCCTGCTGGCTGTAATCATGCACATCCAAGATAAGGCTTTGACTTTTACTGTAAATCCAGCGGCTCTTAATCCGAACGAACGAAATATTGCGCGTTTCCGCACCGGGCCGGCTGACGATCAGCTTGCCGCCCGTGTTCATAATCGCCCGTTCAACGCCGTCCTCTGCCTTATCAATCCAGACACCGCGCCCGCGCAGTCGCCTCGAATCATACACGTCAACGTCGTGACACATCTTCATAATTCGCGCGCCAGCCATAATCCAATCAACGTTCTTCCCATCCGGTTTGCCCTGAGGCGCGCCCCAGTGCCCCGGGTCTGGATAGATATTGATGCACCCCTTCTGGCTCATCAAATAGCTCGGATCGTATGTGTCCACCTGCTGCCCGGCCTGCGACATAACCATAAATTTATTTTTATCGAACCCCAGCGGTCGCCACTCACGCGCGGGCTCCTCGTCAGGGTCATCGCCCTCCAGCGGTGTCACATCGACGACCACCTCAGGCACCGCCGCGCGCTTCAGTTCCCGGCGCAGGATGTCCGTGATCTGCTGCGGCTTCGCCTTCAACGGCAGCGTGTCGGCCAGATCCCAGCCATCCGGGAACACCGCACTCAGCGTCACAATCGACACCGGCACACGGTGCTCACCCAGTTTCTTCTGAATCTCCAGCGCCGCCTCGATGCCCGGCGTGTCGTTGTCAGGCCAGACCACGCAGCTATGCCCAGCCAGAAGGCTCCAGTCCGTCTGGTCGACAGCCTTCGCCCCGCCCTGCCACGTCGTAATGACCCAGCCCTCAGGCACATATTGCGCTGCACCATCGGCGGCCTTCTCGCCCTCGACGATCAGCACCGGTGCGCTCGGCGATGCCGCCAACAGGTCGCCGTTATACAGCGGGCGCTCCTTGCCGAACCCGGACGTGAGAAACTTCTTCCCGTCCCAGACAATCGGCCTGATCTCTTTGCGCGCACCCGGCGGATTCCACCGTGCCACCGCCCCAAACGCGGCGCCATCAGCCATGCGGTAGATCCACATCGCATCAGGCTCTGGGCCGAGAGACTTCCGCAGCGAGTCCGGGATCACCACCGGCTCAGGCATCGGCGTGACGATCTCGGCCTTAGCCGTGATGTCCTCAGCAATCGCCAGCGCCTTCAGGTCTACCTTACGCATGGGTCAGGCCCAGCATTTCGGCGAAGCCATTGATGGTTTCCTGCAGGCTGTCGCCGAACAGCTTCATGGACAGATCAATCATGTCGCCCTTCTCGCCCGTCGCGAAGTCCTGCCAGCGCCCGGTGCTGAACGATACGCCCAGCGATGGGTTGCGGTCGTCGCGCCACGGCGCACACGCCAGATACCAACCGCCCTGCCGCTTGCCACCCGGCAACCAGTCACGGCACAGCGCCTCAATGTGAGACGGGCTCAGGCGATCCTTGATGTCACGGATGGAGTAAGACCGGGACTTGACGGATACGGCGGGGGAACAGGGGGGAGCACGCCTCCCGCCGCTCTTGTGGTTTTTAGGCAAGCCTTGGACATCGCCACAATTCCCGGTCATTTCGATATTATCCCTCTGTATCCGCGCCGTCAAACGCGGGGGCGCCAATGCTACAGTTTCAAATTGAACTGACAAGCCTGTCAGCAAAATTATTCGTCAGCATCAGCATCGTAAATGCCACTGACAAAGCTAAACCTATGGAAACGCTTAGGGATTTCCGACAGCACATAGGTGTGACCCTGCGCGTCCTTCCACTCCCCGAACTTCGTCAGCCGAATCCGCAACATCAGTGCCTCTGGATCAACCTTGATGTCCCACTGCTGCTCCTGCTCGTTCGTGCAGTTACCCAACAGCATGATCGGCTTCCAGCCTTTACGCAGGGTGCAATCCATCTCGCAGATGATCATCTCGGTCGGACTGACAGGCTCCAGCACCTCGAAGGGCAGGATACTCCCATCTTCGGTGCAACGGTTCGCAAACCGCATCAGCCCGCCCTCCGGCCCGTCCGCGCTTCAACCGCACGGCGCAGCATCAGCGGGGTGAATCCCCACATCCGCATCGCCTCGCTGTAGTGCTTCACCAACTCCGCAATCTCCGCGTCAACGGCATCCATCTGCAACTTCAGCGCATCGCGCCTGTCAAACTCAGCAGCCGCAGCCGCAATCACTTCATTCTCAGTCATGCTCCCCCTCCCCTCAGTGCTTCGCGGCTGGCCGCATGCCGTATTCCCGGAGCAGATCCAGCGCCCGCTCCATCTCGGCATACAGGCGACCCGGTATGATGCTGTCATCCGTGAATGCGTCGAACGCATCCACCAGATTGTCCAGCACCCGCAGCGCCCGGCCAGCATCGCGCGCCGTCAGGTCGCCCGGCTTCTCCAGATGCATCGCGCTGATCAACTGATCCCGCGTGATCGACTTCAGCAGGTCGCCCAACTGCGCCCACGCCTCAGTCTCATCCTCGGCCCTGATGCCGAAGCACAGATTGAATTCATGGTGTTTCATATTTCCCCCTCCCAATCGATTCCGTCGGTCAGTCCGTAAATCGCGTCACGCAAATCCTTCGGCAGCGCCGCCGCATCCACAGACACGCCCAGTATCTCAAGCTCGTCGATCTCAGCGGTCTCCTGCACAGGCTCCCACCATGATGGTGAGCGCGGCACACCGTAGTCGGCGCGCTCCATCTGGCAGACGAACGTCACCCGCAGGTCTTCGCTTTCGTATGTCGCAGTCGCAATCATCTCAGTCACTCCGTCACAGTGATAAAACTGCTCGTCGGTATCAGCACCACGCGCTCGACATCGCGGCTGTCGTCCCGGTCATAGCGGCCCCCGGTGGATACCGTGTGTTCGACAGGCACCTGCACGATGCCCAGTTCATCCGTCCACTGCACCGCCAGCAGCGCGTCAGCGCCCCTCGCGTCGATGGCGCATAGCGCATTGTATTTATGCTGACTCAGCAGATAGGTTTCGTATCGCGCGCGCTCATTCCTACGCACTTTGATCTCAACGACACGGGGTCGCGGCTGGCAGCGGAAAACGGCATCGTATGGCGCGAACGGGTCTCTGGGCGCAGTGGCCGTCAACCCGAAAGCGCGCTCCAGTTTTGCGATGACGCCCGCCTGATTGACGCGATCCGCATCGCTTTCATAGACGGGTCGCGTCATTCCCCCTTCTCCTTCTTCATCTGCCTCAGGTGGCCCATGCTCCGCGCTCGGCCATTCGCCACAGCCCGTGCGTGTATCTCTGGCCGGTTCTTCTTCAGCGCCTCGCCAAATCTCGATAGACAGCCCCAGCCACACGCCCGGCCCAGTTCCGAGAGAGTCAACGTCTCGTCATACTGGCCCGGCGCCGGCAGCGTTCTCGGCCCACGACGGCGGTGCAGCCCCGTGTCCTTGCGCCACAACCGGACAGTCTCTCGATCCACGTCCAGCCGCTGCGCCAGTTCCTCATTGCTGCGATCCGCCAGCGCCGGGAAAATCTCCGGCACCGGAGTCCCTCGCGCAATCACCGCCTTCACCTGCGACAGGTGCGCCCGCGCTTTCTCAGACAGGCGCACAGGCGTCAACTTCTGCCCATCCCACCACATGAACCTACGGTCGTGGATAATCACACGCCTATCCGACATCGCCCTCGCCCATCACACATCCCCTCAAATTAATTCGCCATTAACTCGCCATTAATTCGCCGCGCCTCGAAATTAATTCGCCGCGCCTTCGCAGATAAGATCGGCAACGGTTGCGCCGTCGAACCAATAGTTGTTGATGGCGTCCATCGCGCCTTTGACCCGCTCACCAGCCGCCATGCGAATCTTCAGCGCCTCATTCAGCGCGGCTAGTTCGTCGGCGGTGTAAACGTAATCGGTATTATCGTGCGTGAACATCACTCCGTCCCCTCTACCCTGTTAATCATCTGCTGCACGTCATACAGCAACCGCGCCGCGCTATTCGGCTCCATGCCGCCATAGCCGTCGGATTCGTAATCGGCATACCGATCCAGAAATTCCGCGCACTCGGCCAGCATATCCAGTATTTCTTCCATCATTTCCGCCGCTCCCTCTCAGCCTGCGTCCACCGCGCCAGCGCCTCACGCGCCACCTGCGCGGCCTCGTCACGCACCCGGCGGGCATGAACCCACCGCGCCCGCTCCTGCTCCGCAATCGCTGCATCCAGCGCCTGCAATGCCTGCTGTCCCGTCATTTCATCGTTCCTTTTATAAGGCCCATCGGCGTCATTGACATCGCCCGCTCGTAGGCGTTCTTCTTCTTCACCGCCGATTTAAACTGCTGCTCCCTCAGCCACAAAAGCTCCTCCAGCACCTCCAGCATGTCAGGCGCGGCAGCGATCAATCGCGCATTCGCATCTGCGGTCTGCGCGTCCCAATCTTTCTCCATGGTGCAGACTGGCAGCCAGCGTGCCTCGCCATCAGGCCCCGGCTCGCACAGCGCCTCAACCCCTTTCTTGATCCCGAACCCCTTGCGGGTAACGAACCACGGCCCCGGCGTGTGTCCCGTCATTTCAATTCCCCCTTCGCATTCGCGATTTGCCAGCGAGCATCGTCCTGAAGAATTTCGTCTCGCACGTCCCAAGACGGTGAGTCCCTTAACGCGCCATGCCTCTCAACCAGATGCTCCAGTGTGGCCAATATCCGCAGCGTCGTATCCGCCGCCCGCCTCAGATCGTGCATTACCTCGCGCATGTGCGAGCCAGCCGGGGCCTCCAGCGCATCCGCTGCATAGGCCAGTGAACCAGCCGCAGCGACCAGCGTTTCCATCACACCCTTCGTCATTTCACTTCTCCCTTCGCTTTCGCTATCACTGCCGCAATCGCCGCCAGCACTTCGTCTTCCTCGCCCTCGTAATTCGACACCTCCAGAGAATCACGCGCGACCTCCAGCATTTTCAGCATGTCAGGCGCGGCAGCGATCAGGCGGGCATTCGCCATCGCCGTTGCATCGTTATGCAAGCCGGGTTGTCCAAACGAGTGGGCGTTCGTCGTGCAGATATCCGCGACATTCTCTCGCTCAATTTCCACCTGATATCCGACCGCAAACCACGGCCCCGGCGTGTGCGTCGCGCTCATGCTCCCTGCTCCCTGATAGCAACCGCCTCAGCGACAATCTCAGCCGCCATGACGTGCAGCGTGTTCAGCCGGTCATAGTGCGCGTTGCGGTCGATAGTGCAGCGGTCAATGTCGCCCGGATAATCCCGGCCATGCGGCGTCACCTGTTGCAACGCCTTGATGGCGTCCTGCAGGGCGTCATAGGCGGCGATGCGCGGGTCGATCAAATCGCTGGCGCTGCTGCCGTTGTGGTTCAACGTGGGTGTGATCATGCCCTTCACTCCGGGTAGAAACAGAGGTCGAAACTGTAATGCGGCTCCGCAAATATCCCGCACTGGCACAGCGCCTCACTCGCCACGATGGCCCATTCATACGGGCCAGCCTCGAACGATACGCGCCAGCTGTCGCCTTCCTGCCGGATGAAGCATTCCTTGTCCGGGTTGCAGCCGATAGCAGCCGCAAACTTGCACATCGCGTCATAGGCGGCCTTCGCCCGGCCCTTGCAGCTTTTGCGCTTGCTCGCAGCCAGCGCCACCCACTCGGCAATCAGCGCCGCGCCGTGGCCATAGTAATGGCCCTCGCCCCGGCGGGCATAATCCAAATTCAGCATCACACAATCTCCCTCAAACAGCGGCCAGAACGGCCAAGATAATCACCAGCGCGGCAACAGCCAGCGCGGACTGCAAGCGGCTTTCGCTCATGCCCGCGCCTCAATCGCATAAATCACACCACCCGGCAGGAACGCATCAGCGCAACCCGGATGATCAGTGTCCACTTCAAAGCAAATCGGGTTCAGCGCCTGCACGTAATCGCAAGCCGCCTCGAACGTCTCGAATGTGCCGCGAAGGGTGCGGTGTGCAACCCCGGACGCCTCGTAAACGGTGAACAATCCAACAGTCATTTCTAAACCCTCCGTATCAAACGGCCCGTCAGAACCGTAACGCAGCCTCTAATTCAGCATGACGGTTCACGCAACAGTAAATCAGCACCGAAAACGGAGCTTTCACATCCGCAATCGGATCGACAGGGAAACGCCATCCGTCGATTAAGATTGTCTTACAACGAAGGCTTAACCCATTGAGATTGCTCATGAAACAAAATGTCACGGGCCAAGCCCCTGAAACCAAACGATAAAACAGCGTTTTGAAACGGGTGAAACGCCCCTGTGACGGTTGGCTGTTTCACTCCAAGGCGCTGATAACATTACCTAAATCGGGGCAAAAATCGAAATGAAACGGTTTTTCGGGAAATATAGCCCCATATATAACACACACCCCCTACTGTATTATGTATACAACGCACCACCTCCTTATAACTATATATATCTAAATCTCGTTTCATTTATAATAATAATAAGAAAAGGGATGGTTTTTCAAAGGCTTGGAGTGAAACGGGGGGTGTGACAAATGGCGTTTTTCTGTTTCAAAGCGCCTTTTTATGCAGCGAAAACAAGCTCTTAGCCCGTGACACAGCAGATAGGCGCTGTCTGTCGCGTCAACAGGCGCTGCAACAGCCGGGTTGCCAGACATGCTCTGTCGGCATGGCCGATTTTAAAGCCCGCTGAACGCCTCTCTGGGGCTGGGGGATGTGGGGGCGCTGGCGACAGACAGGCGCTGCCAGCGCGCCTCTGGGCCTGTGCAGCGGGCAAAAAAAGCCCGGCGCTAAGGCCGGGCCAGTTTGGGGCTGGGGGATGTGGATCAGCGCGCCAGCATGGCCTTTAGCTCCGCTTTGATCTCGCGAGCCTTGTCCCCGCGCCATGATGTAGCATTCGAGAGGAAATACCGGACAACGCTCTCGGCATCATCGTAGTAATATCTGTCGCTGATATCGGACAACGCGCGCATCGCGGTAAGATATGGCACGGCGGCATAATTCGGCTTTGTCCAGTCGCGCTGGATATCGCGCGCGATGGCATGCAGCGGGCGGGCGGCGGTGGCGGTGTTCATGGTCTCTTGCTCCCTATCTGGCCAGAAGCGGCCATATAGCCGCCCGCGCGTGACGGGCGGCCCTATGGTGGCTTTAGGCGGCGGCGATGGCGCTTGCCTTGCGCTTGCTAGGGCCATGCGCCGGAAAGCCGATAATGGCCTTGCGGTTGGCAATGGCGCAAAGCCCGCATGTTTTGCACGTCACGTTGTCCGATATCGTTGCTGGGCATATGGCAACCTTGCGGCCATCCGGCGTGACAGTGGCGCGCGTTGCATCAGCCGGCAGCACAACAACAACAGGGCCGGCGTTGCTGGCGGCTAGTTCATCAGCATGCGCCAGATTGTTGGCGCTTAGGTTTACCGTGAAACCCATAGCGTTTGCCGCCGCTATCGCGCCACCGTTGCCGCCAGCGAGCGGCTTATGGGTATAGGTAAAGCCGCGCTTGCCGCGATTGGCCTTTACCAGTGCAGCGAGCGCGGCAACGTCAATTGCATCACCAATGCCGGGGAGATCCCCGGCTTGATTGTGGCGCCATAGCGTACCATTGGGAAGCGCGGCGATTTCGGACATTGCGGCATCCCATGCCATGCCCATCTTGTGGGCCGTCACCTTGCGCCACAGTATCGCCAGCGGACCGGCTTCTGCATAGCAACCATTTGCCTTGAGCGGACATGCATGGGGGCATGTTTCCTCACTGGTAGTGGTGACGGGGATATCACCCGTTTTGCTGTTGCGGCTTTTGCGGGTGACTTGGATGTAATGGGTTGTCATTGTCTGTTGCTCCCTCTCTCTCGGTTAACGCAATATCTCGGCACACTCGAGCAAGCGCACTAGCTCTCGCGCCCATTGTTCCGCCTCGCGTTGCTTGCCGCATTGCTTGTAGGCGATGGCCTTCGCCATAGCGCGGGCGACTTCGCTGCGGTCAATCATTGTCTGTTGCTCCCTGTGGTGGCGGGCCGGCGCTGTGGCCGGCCCTGTGGTGGTCAGGCGTTGCAAATGTCGTCGCGATATTCGTCCATGGTCTCCCATTGGCGCTGCAACGCAACGCGATACTGCCCCGGCGTTTGGCGGCGCATTTCTACAACGTGGCGGCTGTCGCCTGTTGTCTCAACAATCCAGTGCGCCCCGGCGTTGTAGTTGGCGTGCAGCCATTCGTTCAGGTCGACAACACGCGCCAGCTCTTCGTCGCTGGCGTCAGGCTCTTCAGTGACGTGAAAATGTGCGCGGTAGAATTCTGCATCTGTCGCGCGAGCCGTTACTTCCATAATGGTTTCGCATTCGGTCTCGCCCCACGTGTAGCGGCTGGTGATTACGTAAATTGTCATCTTCGTTTTTCCTCTCTGTGCTGCAGTTTTTTCTTTTGAGCCTGCCATATCGCAACACATAGCGTCAACAGCCCACTTCAACAGACCGCACCAGATGCGGACATATATTCAGCCGGATGTGGTGCAATGCCCTGCCCGTTTCCGGCTGGGGGCGGCTCTGGCACTGCCCGCGCACCCCCACCCACCCACTCGCGCCCGCGAGGCCGGGGTTTTATCCTATATATACCCACTCTCCCCCACATTTCGCTCCAAATCCGTCTGGGCTACGCACAGACCCCCCACCCGCTAAAACACCCCCCTTTCGTTTTAACTGTGGTTCCATATATAATAATTTATTGCGCTGAACGGTTTGGATGATTATGTTTGCTGGCATGGATGATTTAGACACGATAACCGCTGAGGAGCGGGACGCGATTTTCGCGCGTGTTTATGTTGAGCAGCGTGCGCTGAAGAAGGGGAACGCGGCTGAGATTGCGTGCGTCAGGGCTGGGATTACGAGTCCTGAGTTGAACATGTCGATTGTTGCATCGAGGCAATTGGCGCGGCCTGAGGTTCAGCGTTTGATTATGGCGGCTGAGGCTTCGGGTGTTGATGTTGAGCGCCGGGAATACACGCGGGATTTGTTTTTGGATGAGTTGCAGGCTGTTGTTCAGGCGGCGATGGACAAGGGTGCGTATCCGAGTGCGATTAGTGCTGTGAAGACGCAGGCACAGTTGCTGGGGATGTTGGATCAGACGGTGAATGTGAACCACTCGGTGAGCGCGAAGGATCTGGATTTGGCGACGCTCAGGGCGATGGTTGCGGATCGGGCGAGGCCGGTGAAGGTGATTGAGGGGACGTTGGTCCGGGGCATTGGAGATGATGTATGACGCAGCGTCTGACTGGGATGAGAAACGGCACGATTGCCAGAATGTATTTGGGTAACAGGATATACAGTCCTGCTGTTACCAAGAGTTCGGGTTTGATAATTTCTGCGCCTCACAACGGGAGTAGAATTGCGATACAGGCGAAGCCTATTCTGCCATTGGCTGATTACGAAAAATGGTTTCGGGGCGGCAACTGCAGGTTAGGCGGTAAAAGCAGCCCAGCGAAGATAAGGCGGATTGTGATTATGCGCAGGCAGGGGTCGACTTGGAGAGAGTGCGGCGTGGCGGTGGGTGCAACGGAAAAAACCGTTAAAAACTGGGTTGAGTTTCTGCCCTTGGATTTGGCTGTTTAGATGAACGACGACCTGACGCTGGATGAATTGCTGGCGGAGTTGGTTTCCCGCGAGGAGGCGATATCGTCGTTTGCGAAGTATGTTGAGTATGTGAGTGGGTTGACGCCGCCGCCGCATTTGCGGTTGGTGTGTGAGAAGCTGGATGCGGTTGCGCGGGGTGAGATTCGCCGTTTGATGATCAGCATGCCTCCGGGTCACGGGAAGTCGTTTGCGGCGTCTCACTATTTCCCGGCGTATTATCTGTCGAAGAACCCTGACCGGAATGTGATTTTTGCGACACACAAGCAGGAGTTGTCGGATTCGTTTGGTTTGAAGGTGCGCAACGTCATCAAGGGTGACGAGCATCGGCGGCTGTTCCCGGGCGTTGGGATCAGCGCGGACAAGACGGCGGCTGGGGAGTGGATGACGACTGGGAGTGGTGGTTATCACGCGACCGCGGTTGGGGCGAACGTGACGGGTCGTCGTGGGGACATATTGATTGGGGACGATTTGCTGTCTGGGATTCAGGCGGCGGAGAGTGAGAGTGAGCGTAACAAGTTGTGGTCGTGGTATGGCGCGGATTTTTTCACGCGCCGGAAGAACAAGGACACGCCGATAGTTTTGATTGGGACGCGCTGGCATCTGGGTGACCACATGGGTCGTCTGGATCAGGCGGAGAGGGATGGTGAGGGGGAGAAGTGGGAGCGGGTGATATTGCCCGCTATGGCGGTGGATAAGGACATTCTTGGGCGCAAGCCCGGGGATGCACTGTGGCCGGAGCAGTTCCCGAAAGAGGAACTTGAGAATATCCGCCGCCAGCCATCGACGACGTCTAGGATCTGGTCGTCGTTGTATCAGCAGAACCCGGTGGTTGATGATGGGGGTATCATCGATCAGACGTGGTTTAAGTGGTGGCGCTCCCCCGAGCCGCCGAAGGTGAAGTATGTTTTGCAGGCATGGGACACGGCGCTGACGGCGAACAAGACGTCGGCGTTTAGCGCGTCGACGACGTGGGGTGTGTTTGACGACGACAATGGGATTCCAAACCTGATTTTGCTGAGTGTGTGGCGGGAGCGGGCTGAGTGGCCGATTCTGAGGCGCATGGTGCAGCGGATGGCGACGGATTACCGGGACGATAACTATAAGCTGCCGATCAAGGCATCGCGGGAGCGGGCGCCGGATACGGTGCTGGTGGAGGCGAAGGCGAACGGTCAGATGCTGATACAGGATCTGGGTCGGGCCGGGATTGTGGCGACGCCGTTTAACCCGGATAAGTTCGGCGATAAGATTGCGCGTGTGCGGCTGGTGACGGATTTGATTGAGAACGGTCGGGTATGGCTGCCGACGATGAAGAATTCGCCGGATCAGTTGAGGCCGTGGGCGCGGGATTTTATGGAGCAGTGCGTGCAATTTCCGGCGGCGGATTCGCGGGACTGGGTCGACACGATGACGATGGCGTTTTTGCGGATTAAGCAGAGTGGCTGGGTGGCGAACACGGAAGATCCGTATGAACCCGTGTATGACACGCCGCTTGAACCTGTAAGCTTCTATTGGTAAGGTGGACTATGGCACGCAGACCGACATCGCTCGCTGACACGCTCCGCCCTGCGTTCGAGGGAATTGGCGGCGTCGATGTGGATTTGCCGTTGGATGCCGCCGATATTGAGATCGACGACGACGGCCCGGCGATGGTTGACGGCGCGGAGTTCACGGAACTGGACGACGGCGGGGTCGAAATTGATTTCGAGCCGGAGGTCGAGCGGCTGGAAGATGCGCCGTTTGACGCGAATCTGGCGTTGTACATGGACGATATGGACATGAACACGCTCGGCGAGACGTTGCTGAGCGGTGTCGAGGAAGACAAGCAGTCGCGTGGGGACTGGGAAGCGACGATGTCTGAGGGCATCAAGCTGATGGGTCTGAAGATTGAGGACCGCACGATGCCGTTTAAGGGTGCGTGCGGCGTCTATGACCCGCTGATGGCTGAGGCTGTGGTGCGCTGGCAGGCTGTGGCCGCTGGTGAGTTGATGCCGGCGGCTGGACCGGTGAAAACGCAGGTGATTGGGGTCGCGAACGAGCAGCTGGAGGCGCAGGCGTCCCGGGTGCAGCAGTTTATGAACCTGTACCTGACGGAATTGGCGCCGGAATTCTACGAAGAATTCGACCAGATGCTGTTTTGGCTGCCGCTGGTGGGTTCGACGTTCAAGAAGACGTATCAGGATCGGCTTCTGGGGCGTCCGGTGAGCCGTTTCGTGCTGCCGGATAACTTCATCGCGTCGTATGGCACGACGGATTTGGCGACGTCGCCGCGGTTCTGCCACATCACGCCGATGACGCGCCGGAATTTCCGGTTGGCGCAGCTGGCGGGCGTGTATCGGGACATCGATCTGGGTGATCCGCAGGCGGACGATAGCTCGCAGACGCCGATTCAGGCGGAAGTGGACGGCGTTCAGGGCGTGGAGCCGGGTGCTGAGGGCACTGAGGAGTACCGGATCTACGAAGTGTACGCGGATCTGAACCTTGTGGGGTATGAGAACGAGGATGGCATCCCGCTGCCGTATGTCGTGACGATTGAAGAGGGGACCCGGAAGGTTCTGTCGGTTTATCGGAACTACGACGAGGGGGATCCGACGTTTCAGCGGAAGAACCCGTTCACGCACTATAAGTTCATGCCGGGGGTGGGGTTTTACGGTCTGGGTTATGCGCACTTGCTGGGGAATTCGGCGAAGACGGCGACGTCGATCCGCCGTCAGCTGATTGATGCGGGCACGCTGAATAACTTCCCGGGCGGCTTGCGCGTGAAGGGCATGCGGCTGGAGGACAATAACATTGGGATTGGTCCGACGGAGTTCCGTGAGATCGATACCGGCGGCTTGCCGATCCAGAACGCGATCATGACGATGCCGTATAAGGAGCCGTCACAGGTATCGCTGGCGCTGCTGAAGGAAACCTACGAAGCCGCCCGGAATCTGGCGAACACGACGGAGATTGCGGTCGGCGAGGGGCGTCAGGATGCGCCTGTAGGCACGACAGTGGCGTTGATGGAGGCGGCGACCCGTCTGCAGTCGGCGACGCTGAAGCGCTGCCACAGGGCGTTTAGCCGCGAACTGAAGCTGATTGCGGATCTGTTCGGGAAGTATCTGCCGGATGAGCCGTATCCGTTCCCGGTTCGGGGCGGCATGGCGGCGATTATGCGCGAGGATTTCGCGAATAACATCGACGTGATCCCGGTGTCGGATCCGAACATTTCGTCGTCGGCCCAGCGGATGATGCGGGCGGAGGCGTTGCTGCGGTTTGCGACGCAGCAGCCGGATCAGCACAATCTGCGGGAAGCGTATCGGCAGATGTACGTCGAGATGGGCGTTGCGCCTGAGAAGATTGAATTGATTCTGGCGCCGGAGCGTCAGAAGCCGCGTCCGTTGGATCCGCTGACGGAGAACCAGAACGCGATTGTGGGCATGCCGCTGGTGGCGGGTGCGTATCAGGATCACGACGCGCACATCGCGGCACACGCGCCGATTGCGCAGGATAATCCGATTCTGCAGGCGCACATTAACGAGCACTTGGCGCTGAAGATGCGTCAGCAGGTTGAGCAGATCATTGGTCAGCCGCTGCCGCCTCCGGGCATGCCGATGCCTCCGGAGCTTGAGAACCAGCTGGCGGTCATGGTTGCGCAGGCTATGCAGCAGCTGGCGCCGATGTATAAGCCGCAGCCTGAGGTCGATCAGATGGCGCAGGTTGAGATGCAGAAGCTGCAGATCAAACAGGCGGATAATGAGCGTGATGCTCAGGTGGAGCTTGCGAAGGCTCAGATGGAAGCTCAGACTGACGCGGCGAATCGCGCATCGAGAGAGAAGATTGCGGCAATGAAGCTGCAGTCGGAGGCCCTGCGGAACCTTGGAGGTTTTCAATGAAGACGACTGATATGCGGGCCAAGGCTCGTGCGATTTTCGGCCCGGCGATTGCTGAGCCCATGCCGAACCAGCCGAACGGTGCGAAGGCGCTGCAGCAGCGCGCGAACGCTCGCCCGATCCCGACCTATAAGGTTGGCGGTCCGGTGAAGAAGATGCCGACGCCTGCTGAGAGCGCAGCTTCTGGGAACCGCATGGCGCGTGAAGAAGCCGATGAGATGCGGTTCATGGAGATGATGGAGAAGAAGAAGCGTCCGATGCCGTCGCCTGCAGAGTCCGTGAAGTCGGGCAACCGCATGGCGCGCGAAGAAGGCGCTGAGATGCGCAAGATGAGGATGGCTGAGGGCGGTAAGATGCCCGATCTTACCGGTGATGGTAAGGTCACTCGGGCCGATGTCCTCAAGGGGCGCGGCGTTAAGGGTTTCGCTAAGGGCGGCGTTCAGACGTCGTCGGATACCGCACGCAAGCTGGCCACCGAGATGGGCGGCATGAGAAAGGGCGGCAAGGTTAAGCCCGTTGAGCTCGACATGAAGGGTCTGGAGGAAATGTCCCGGCCCCGTGCCCCGCTACCGAATCTTGAGAACAGGGTGGCGGAAGCCCGCAACCTGAACACTGTGCGCGCCAAGGAAACTTCCGAAGCGGCGAAGGGCAAGTCGTTCAAGGAAGCCTTTGCTGAAGCGCGCCGCGATCAGGGCCCGAATGGCGTCTTCACTTGGCGGGGTAACACCTACAACACCAAGATGGCGGGTGAAACGTCGAAGGCTGCTCCGACTCGCGCGGCTGCTCCGGCTCCGACTCGCGCTGCCGCTCCAGCTGCTGCTCCGGCGCCTGCCACGCGCGGGAATGCGCCTGCTGCTGCCGCCCCGACTCGTGGCAATCCGCCTGCCGCCCCTGCGAACAAGCCGGTTAACACGGGCTCACCCATGTCTTCGGTTATTCGCAACCTCAACACCGGCTTCAATCTTGACGCTGAAGCTAAAAAGCTAATGGCCAAAGACCGAGGTTTGTTCGGATCTCCAATGAACATGGAGCAAGCCCGCGAGGCGGTTCGTGCTGAAGCTGAAAATGTGCGCAAGATGTCTGGCTATAGGGCGGAACAGGAGCGCAAGAAGAGATCCCTTGAGGCTGGCCGCAAGGCCAATCCCGATTTGGTATCTCAGTTTGTCGATATGACGATGAACCCGGGCTACAAGAAGGGCGGCAAGGTCAAGGAAGCCAAGCCGAAGAACAGTCTGGCTGTCATGATCGCCATTGGTAAGCCGATGAAGCCGGCCAAGAAGATGAATGGCGGCGCGATGGCTGCTGGCTCGAAGGACATGGAAGCGTCGAAGGTGACGCGTGCTATGGCTATGGGCGGTGACCCGATGGGTTACATGGGTGGCGGCTCTCCGATGGGCTACGCAGCTGGCGGCGCTGGTAAGACGCGCAAGGGTCAGGCGCCGATCAAGAAGGCTCAGGGCGGCGCTGCGAAGGTCCGCAAGGGCATGATGACGCCTGAGGGCAACATCATCGACGTCATGAACAAGATGCGCGGCAAATAAGGGCGAGTGCGCGGCTGTGCCTGCAAGATCAAAGCGTCAGTATCGCTTGATGAGTGCAGCCGCGCATAACCCGGCCTTCGCTAAGAAGGTTGGAATTTCGCAGAAAGTGGGCAAAGAATTCACTGCTGCAACAAAGAGTTACAAAAAACTACCGGAGAGTGTGAATGTCAGCCGAGGAACTCGGGCGCCGCGCGATTGAGCGCATAGGCGAACTGCGCGACCGCGCCACCGAATATAGTCTTAATGTCCGTTTTAGGCCGTCGAGCTTCGGGGAGAAGCACATCCCTGCGCTGACGGCAGAAGAGATTGCCCTTCAGGTTCTGGAGGGTAATGCGTTGGTGCGCGCCTACACGGCTGCGATTAGCGTCATCAACGACGAGTACAAGCGTATGTTGCAGCCAGACGACGATAAAAAACCGGATACCAGAAAAGGGAGTATGTATTGATGAGTATGAGCAAGATCGAGCCGCACGAAGAGGCTCTGGCTAAGGAGTTGATCGACGAAGAATTCACGGCCATCACGGGTCGTTCGTTCGATATGCAGCCAGCGGGCTACCTCGTGGCCGTAAAAATTTACGTGCGTCCTGAAGAGCTTAAGACGATTACGCAGGAAGACGGGACGGAAGTCACGCTGTATCTGCCGGATACCGTGCGCGCCGAGGACAAGTATTCCTCCGTGTCCGCGCTGGTGTGCGCCGTTGGTCCCGAAGCCTATCAGGGCGAAAAGTTCGAACGTTCCGGGCCTTGGTGCAAGGTCGGCGATTGGATCCTGATTCCGCGCTACGAGTCGACGATGGTTTCCTATCGCGGCGTTGCGATGGCTCTGCTCCCCGACGACCGTGTGATGGCCGTGATCAGCGGGCCGGAAGATGTGATGTCAGGTAAGTTTGCTGGAAACTTCTGAGGAGCTAAGCATGTCTATTGATCCAGAAAATCAAGAGCTTCCGTATACCGACGACGGTCCGACCGAGGACGTCGATATCGAGATTACGGAAGAGGATCTTGGCGAGAGCCTTGAGGACTACGAGCAGCAGGAAGAGCCCGAAGAGGAACAGCCTGAGGCGCCTGAAGAGGTAGCCGAACAGGAAGAGCCTGAAGAGGAAGAAGCTCCCAAGCGCCGTCGCTCGCCTGAGAAGCGTATCTCTGAATTGGCCCGTAAGGCGGCTGAGGCAGAGCAGCGCGCTCAGGCACTGGAGGCTCGTCTGCAGAAGGAGTCGCAGCTGCGCGAGCAGTCTGAGCAGGCGATGATGACGCATTACAGGAACAACCTGAGCGTCACTGCGATGGACCTGAAGCAGAAGCTCTGAAGCTCGTTCCATGATGGACAACGAGAAGATTGACGATCTTCAGTATCAGTTCAACAAGACGATGAATGACCTCGAAGCGGTCACGAACTGGGAGCGTGAGCAGCAGAACAAGGCGTCTCGCCCTGTTGAGCCAGCGGCGCCTCAGCCATCGCAGCAGCAGGTTACGCTTGAGCCTCGCACGGCAAGCTGGATCCAGAAGAATACGTGGTTCCAGCCCAAGTCCGAGGATTTCGATCCTGAGATGCACGAAGAGGCCACCCTCTACGCACGCCGCGTAGAGCGCCGCTTCCGCGCTGAGGGTCGCGATGACGAAATTGGCAGCCTCGACTACTTCACGGAGATCGACCGCCATATGCGCCGGGAGTTTCCCGACGCGTTCGCAGCGCAATCAACTCCAACTAAGAGGGCACCGCCAATGAGCCGTGATTCAAATGCTGCACCCGTCCAGCGCACCGCTCCGGGGCAGCCTCCGAAGAAGTCGACGAGCATTCGTCTGAGCGCTGATGAGCGTCGCATGGCGCACCAGATGGCGCAGTCAGGCGCGTATCGGAATCCAAACGGCAGTCGCATGAATGACTTGGAAGCTGAAAAATATCATGCAATCTACATCCTGAAAACTAAAAAGGGAGCAAACTAATGGCTCGTTCTTCTCGCATTAGCACCACGCGTGCCACCGAAACTCGTGAAGCTGGGTTGCGCAAGCGCCCTGAGACGCACTTCCAATCCAAGCTCTATGTCCCGAAGGATAAGATCCCGGCGGGCATGACCTACGCTTGGGTTCGTGAGTCGACTCTAAACGAGCCGGATCCCGATAACATGACCGACCGCATGATCCGCGGCTGGCAGCCGGTTCCCGCTGGCCGTCACCCGGAGATGGTTCCACCTCCGCTTCCGGGCTATGAAGGCACCGAAGTGATGGTTATCCGTCGCGGTGGTCTGATGCTCTGTGAATGCCCGACCCGCGACGTCGAGGAGCGCAATCGCGAGCGCGATCTGGAAAACATCGAAACCCTGCAGGATGTGGCATGGACCGGTCAGAACGACCCGAACCTGCCGCGCTTTGAGGATAAGGGCACCGGAGTGGCGTTTGAGCGCGTCACTTCGTTCAAGGACTAACCTCCGGTCCACAGTGTGTTTCCCTTCGCTGTGGCAACTTACCCCCGCTCGGGAAACTGGGCGGGGGTCTTTTTGTATGCTGTTGACAGCAGTCCTATTTAAGCATAATTTACATCTACATCGACGCCACGTCACGTACCGTGGTCCCTGAGCATGGCAGGCTCACTTCGAGGCTACGTCACGTATCGTAGCAAAAAAACGATTGCCGTTACGTACCGGCAGAAACCAACCCTCAACTTCAGCATGGAGAATCCGTATGGCTTACGGTACCAATGCGCCTCAGGGGCTCGTCCCCGTCAAGAAGCTGGATGGCTCTGCTTGGACTGGCGCGACTAATCCGTATCAGATTGCTAACGCTTACGCGACCGCACTCTTCCGTGGCGATCCCGTCACCACTCTCTCCGATGGCACGCTTGGCGTGGGCGTCGCGGGTGCAACCACTATTGGCGTTTTCTGGGGCGTCAAGTTCATCGACAGCACTGGCCGCGTCCGTTTCGAGAACTACTGGCCGGGTAACCCCGGTGTTCTCACCGGTTCGGTCGTTGAAGCTCTCGTGATCGACGATCCGAACACCGTGTTCACCATTCAGGAAACGAATGCTTCTGGCGCTGCGGGCACCCCGTTGGCCCTTGCTGATCGTGGTCTGAACGCGAACTTCCTGTACACCGCCGGTTCTACCGCAACGGGTACTTCAGCCGTGTCGCTCGACAACTCGACTGAAGCTGCAACCTCGACGCTGAACCTGAAGATCCTGCAGCTGGACCCGACCCCGGGTAACGCCATTGGAAACTTCGCGAACTGGCTCGTTGTCATCAACAACCACCTCTATCGGGGTGGGGTGACTGGCCTCTGATCGGTCCAGCAGGAGATTTGAAAAATGGCTATTAACACTACCGCAATCCGCGACCTGCTCCGGCCCGGTTTGGCCGCCGTTTTTGGCGACTATCCCATGTATCCGGGTCAGTGGTCGGAAATCTTCGAGAAGCACACGTCCGATAAGGCCGTTGAAATCGAAGTCGAAGTCAAGCTGCTTGGTCTGGCTCAGATCAAGGCTGAAGGCGCCTCGACCGCCTACGGTGAAATGGGTCAGCGGTTCGTCACGAACTACGTGAACCGCTACACCAGCATCGGCTTCATCATCACCCGTCAGGCTATCAAGGATAACCTGTATCAGTCGTCGTTCCCGCTGCAGGCGAAGGCTCTTCGCCAGTCGATGGAACAGACCAAGGAAGTTCTCGGCGCGTCCGTTCTGAACAACGGCTTCTCGTCGAACTTCCCGATTGGTGATGGCCAGCCGCTGTTCTCGACGGCTCACCCCATCGACAACGGTACGGTCGCGAACACCTTCTCGGTCCAAGCCGACCTGAACGAAACCTCGCTTCAGGACGCCATCGTTGGCGTTCAGCGCTTCCGTGATGCTGCGGGCCTCCGCATCATGACGAAGCCGACGAAGCTGATCGTTCCGGCTGAACTGCAGTGGACGGCTACCCGCCTGCTCCAGTCGCAGTTCCGCGTCGACACGGCGAACAACGACATTAACGCGATTTACAACAACTCTGCGGTTCCGCAGGGTCATCGCGTTAACATGTTCCTGACCGACACGAACGGCTGGTTCTTGCTGACCGACGCTCCGAACGGCTTCAAGTACTACGAGCGTGAAAAGCTGGAAACCGACGTCTACACGGACTTCGACACCGACAACCTCAAGGCGAAGGCCATTGAGCGTTACTCGTTCGGCTGCTCGAACTTCCGCGCAGGCTGGGGTTCGCAGGGCGCTTCCTAAATCCCGGGGGTGGGGCTTCGGCCCCACCCTTAGCTATGGAGAAAACTCATGACTCATTTCTCTGACGGCGTTCGGGCAGGCAGGAACTTCGCCAACAACGGCACCGCTAATCAGCCCGGCGTCTTCATGTCGCCGATCAACGTCTATGACGTGGTTCCGGCTACGCTGGACGCCGACGGCATCTGCGCTCAACAGACGCTGGCTGCGGCTGGCAACGCTACGCTGAACGGCGCCTTGGCTTCGGGGGGCACCGTCACCCTCGACGTTCCCCGGAACGTCGTTGTCGACGCTGCTGGCGCTGCTACGGCTGTGCTGACCATCACGGGCACTGACGTCTACGGTATCCCAATGTCGGAAGCGATCACCCTGAACGGCACGACTGCTGTTGCCGGTAAGAAGGCTTTCAAGACGATTACCAGCATCGCGGCATCCGCTGCTGCCACCGATTTCTTCGTTGGCACTGGTGACGTCTTCGGTCTTCCGATCCGTGCGGACAGCCGTAACTACGTGCTGACCGCTTGGGGTGGCGCGTTTGTCACAACCGGCACGTTTACAGCAGCTGTTACGACAAGCCCTGCTACGACCACCACCGGCGACGTTCGCGGTACTTTTGCTCCCGCTGACGCTGCTGATGGCACGAAGCGCCTGACGCTCTGGGTGTTTGTCCTTGATGACGATACTCAGACTGGCCTTTACGGCGTCACTCAAGCCTAATGATTGGGGCGGCCTTCGGGTCGCCCCAGTTATATGGAGACCGGGATGCGCGCGAAGAAAGACTTCCAGTTCAAGGCTAAGCATAAGAACCCGAAGGGCGGTCTCAACGAGGCTGGCCGAAAGGCTTACAATGCTGCCACTGGGAGTAATCTGAAGCGTCCGCAACCGGAAGGTGGTTCTCGTCGCGATAGCTACTGCGCCCGCTCTGCTGGCCAGATGAAGATGTTTCCGAAGGCTGCTAAGGATCCTAACTCTCGGCTGCGGCTCGCCCGCAAAGCGTGGAACTGCTGACATGCGTGGTAAGAAGAACTTCATCGCCGAAGCCATTAAAAAGCCCGGCGCCCTCCGCAAACAACTCGGGGCAAAGGCTGGCATGCCGATCCCTGCAGGTAAGCTCGAAGCCGCCGCAAAAGCGCCCGGTAAGCTGGGTCAGCGCGCTCGCTTTGCCATGACACTTAAAGGAATGAAATAATGGCTGATGCAGTAACCTCTCAGACGCTGGTCGATAATCAGACAACCGCTGTTATGCTGTTCACAAACATTTCAGATGCTACGGGCGAATCGCTCGTGACCAAGGTTAACGTCGCTAACCTCGCAGCCAACGCTCTTGGCCAAGCCTGCACGGGCGTGAGTGTTCAAAAAATTCACACGGCATGTCACGGGATGGAGTTTCGTCTTTTCTGGGGTGCGACCAGTAACGTGTTTTTCTTTGGATCGGCCCAGAATAATCAAGCAACATTCGACTTGTCAAATTTCGGCGGTCTTCGCAACAACGCTGGCGCTGGGAAAACCGGGAATATTTTGCTAAGTACTGCTGACGCATCTTCTGGCGATACTTACACGCTCATCCTTGAGATGACCAAATACTACAACTGAGGGAGCTTATCATGATCACTCGCGCATATCAGAACGCCAAGGGAGAACGTCAGGAAGTGGCTATGGCCGCTGCTGAGTGGGAAGCCCTGACGGACGAGCAGCTGCAGGACATGCTCGGCTTTACGGCCCCGGCTGCCCCCGCTCCGGCGCCTGCACCCGCTGCTGCCCCTGTCGCTAAGCCGAAGGTCAAAGGCAAGTAATGCGTGGCCGCAAACAATCGCGTGTGAACGAGGCCGGGAACTACACCAAGCCCGGCCTCCGCGAGCGTTTGTTTAACAGCATCAAGGGCCGAGAGACCCACGGCACCAAGGCGGGGCAATGGTCCGCGCGCAAGGCGCAGCTTTTGGCCAAGGAATATAAAGCCAAAGGCGGCGGTTATGCCGATTAGAAAGCCCCAGCAGTCTCTCAAGGACTGGACCGATCAGAAGTGGACGACGAAGTCCGGCAAGCCGTCGAGCAAGACTGGCGAGCGGTATCTCCCCGCGGCGGCGATTAAATCGCTGACTCCGAGCGAATATGCTGCTACGACTAAGGCCAAGCGCGAAGGCAAAAAGGCGGGTAAGCAGTTTGTCGCTCAGCCCAAAGCCATCGCCAAAAAGGCGGCGAGGTTCCGATGACCACTTCGGGGACATACACGTTCGGGAACACCGAACAGATCGATATCATCACGGAAGCCTACGAGCGCGTGGGGCGGAACCCTTCGTCGCTGAGCTCCAACGACATCGACAGCGCCCGTCGCTCGATCAACTACATGTTCTCCGACTGGGCGAACAACGGCCCAAACCTGTGGGCCGTGGATCTGCAGTCGATTGTGCTCACTCCGGGCACGCTCTACTACGATCTGCAGCCACGCACGGTCTCGCTGCTTCAGGTCTATACGCGCACGATGTCAGGCGCTCAGGCCACTGACCTTATGATGTCGCCGATCAGCCGCGCTGAATACGATGCCATCCCGAATAAGGCGCAGCTGGGTCAGCGCCCGTTCCAGTATTATTTTGAGCGCACCATCACGCCTCGCATCTACATCTGGCAGGCGCCGCAGAGCGCGGGCGTCACGCTCTTCTATCACCGCATGAAGATCCAAGAGGACGCAGGCGCATTCACGGATAGCATGGACGCTCCGAACCGCTGGATGGAAGCCATTGCCGCCGGACTGGCTGCGAAGCTGTCCGTTAAGTTTGCGCCTGATCGCCTATCGTTCCTGCAGGAACTTGCTGACGGCGCCTACGCTCGTGCCGCTGCCGAAGATCGTGAGCGCGTTCCGCTTCGCATCACCATTGATCCCACCGGAGGCTACTGATGCAGTACGCATATGGACGGGGAAAGAAGCATCGGACTGGGCCCGAGTTCGACGCGAAGAATCCGAGAGCTATTGCGATATGCGATGGCTGCGGCTTCCTCGTGCAGCACACTCACCTTCGGGAGAAGAAGGACTATCGCGGCGGCTCGACCCCAGTGGGTCTGAAGCTCTACGTCTGCGCTTCGTGCGACGATGTTCCGCAGCCGTATTTCAGCCGCCTGCTCCTGCGTCCTGATCCCGTGCCAGTGAGGAATCCGCGTCCAGACTCTCAGGACGCACAGACGGATGCTCAGGAAGTCGCTGCTAACGCTTTCTCGCTTTACCTGAATCAGCTATACGGATTGGCATAATGGCTAACGTAAAGATCCCTGACCTTACAGCAGCCACCACCCCGCTCGCGGGGACCGAACTGCTGGAGATCGTCCAGAGCAGCTTTAGCCGCAAGGTGGCAGCCTCTGACATTGCGGCGACGGCAACGAACGTCCGCACTGTCGCCACGGGTGGTACCGGCGCGGCAACGCTCACAGGGTACGTCAAGGGCAACGGCACGTCCGCATTTACGGCGGCTGCAACTGTGCCATACGCCGATCTGGCAGGGCGCGCGTTTGCTCAGCCTTCGAGCCTAACGGATCAGACGGGCAACGTAGCAGCGGCAACCGCTGTGACGTTTAATACTGACCTGACCGGTACGGGCATCAGCGTCGTTGCCAGCACGCAGATTACGTTTGCTGTCGCTGGCACGTACATGCTTTCGCCGTCAATTCAGTTTAAAAACACCGACGCTGCCGATCACGACGCAACCGTCTGGTTCCGCAAAAATGGTACCAATATTGCGAACTCGGCCACAATTGTGAACGTTCCAAAAGTCGCTGACGGCGGCGCCACCTTCTTCAGCCTAAGCTTTTTTGACACTGTCACGGCTGGCCAATACATTGAAATCATGTGGCTGCCGGAAGATGTTGACGTAACGATTGATTTTACCGCAGCCGGCGCCATCGCGCCTGCAATCCCATCCATCATCTGCCCCGCCATGCGGATTGCCTGATGATTGAGGAGCTTATCTCTCGCGTGTTTTACGCACGCAATCTGGCGCACTTCGAGCATTGGCGCGCCAAGGGTGAGGGCAGTTATGCCAAGCACATAGCTCTGGGCGAATTCTATGACGGCGTGATCGACACCATCGACCCGCTCGTCGAGGCGTATCAGGGTGCCTTCTCGCTGATCGGCGCCATCCCGGCTCCTGAGCAGACGATGAGCGATAGCCTGAAGTGCCTAGAGGCCGACGCTAAGTGGATTGAGGAGCATCACGAAGAGATCTGCAAAGGCAACCGCGCCGTTGCAAACCGGATCGACAACGTGACGGGGGTCTACCTCGACGCCATCTATAAGCTGCGAAACCTTAAGTAGCGGAATTATTTATGGCTGAAATAGACGAAACCCAAGCGCGGCTGAACACCCATGAGGAGGTATGCGCGATTCGCTATGAAGGCATCTGCGCACGTCTGAAACGCCTTGAAAACATTGGGATTGGCGCAGCAGGCACAATCATCATGCTACTGCTCACTATCGTACTAAAGATTAGCTAACCACCGCAGTCTGTCTGAAAGGCTGCTTCACAAGGTGATTTATGGCAGTCAATCAGTATGACGTTGACCCAAAGGGCGACGCTAAGATAGCTGAGTTAGCCTCCGTTCTTGGCAGCCAAAGCGCCGCAGCGCGTAAACTGGGCGTCAGTAAAGCGGCTGTCCAAAACGCCTGCCGTCGCCATCTGGAACGGTCAGCCGCTGTTTTATCGCTCGACAGACCCAAGGCAGACCCGCTGCCGCCGTTTGATCTGCCGTTCGCAGAGCGGCTGGCGTTGATGAAGAAGCGCAACGCCTTGCGGATTGCGCACGCGCAGGCGCAAGCATGGCAGACCGTGCGGATACCGATCAAAGGGCCATACGCCATCTGCTGGTTCGGCGATCCGCACCTTGACGATCCGTACTGCGATCTGGTCGGCTTTGAGCGTGACGCCACAACCTGCGCGGAAACCGAAGGGCTGTATGGCGCAAACGGCGGGGACTCAATTAACAACTGGGTCGGCAAGTTGGAGCGCTTGTATGGCGAACAGTCCGCCACGGTATCAGAAGGCTGGGAACTGGTCGAGTGGGCGCTGAAGCATCTAGGCGTCAATTGGTTGCTGTGGATTTTGGGCAACCACGACACATGGAATTACGGAAAAAGAATTTTTGAAGGCATGAACACCGAACGCATCCGGATGCGCGATTGGGACGCCAAGCTACAATTAATCTCACCATGCGGCGGCGTCACCCGTGTCTGGGCGCGGCACGACTTCAAAGGCCATTCGATGTACAATGAACTGCACGGCCTGAAGCGGGCGGCAATGATTGACGAACATGCCGACATCTACGCAGCGTTTCACAAGCATACTTTTGGCACCGGTCAAGGCGAGTTTGCTGGCGGGCGGCGGTACACGCTGGTGCGCGCCAAGGGTTACAAAGAGTCCGACGACTACGCGCTGAAAGGTCAGTTTGCAGAACAGCGCAGCGGACAGTCAGTGGTCACGGTCATCACGCCGCGCGACGGCGCTGCCCCGGCGGTCAGCGTGTTCGAGGACGTGCAAGAAGGCGCGGCCTTCCTGACGTACAAGCGCAGAAAGGCTGGCCTATGATCGACCTTCTATGGTATTACGTCTTCAGATATGGAAAACGCAGGGGCGTTAAACAGTGAGCATTGTCCTTGGTCCCCGGTCTATCTCGCGCCTTACGGACGTGCATTCAGATCTGGTGCGCGTCGTCCACCGCGCCGCTGCTATGTCCAGTCTGGATTTTACCGTTCTGGAAGGGTGGCGGACGTTGGATCGTCAGAAGCAATTGCTGGCGGAAAAAGCCACCAGAGTGCTTAATTCTCGGCACCTGACCGGGCATGCTGTTGATCTGGCGCCAATGATAAGTGGCAGTGTGGCTTGGGACTGGCCACTTTATTACCGTCTGGCAGACGTAATGCGCGCGGCGTCCGCCCATGAAAAAGTGCCGATACGGTGGGGCGGAACTTGGAAGCTGCTATCAGCGATACAGGGGCCAATAACAGCGAAGATTCTTAGCCGGTCATTTCCGGACGGCCCGCACTTTGAATTACCGTGGAAGCAATACCCATTAGGAGAGTGACATGAATATCGTAACCTTCGTCCTGACGCGGCTCAAGGAGCCATCAACCTACGCCGGCCTGTCGGGCCTCGCGCTGGCCTTTGGTGTCTCCAGCGACCTGTACGCCGCCGCATCGTCAGTTATCGCCGCTATTGCTGGCTTGGTTGCAATTGTCTTGGCGGAAAAGCCCAGCGCGTGATTAAACTCGTAACGCTCCTGCTGTCGCTACTTGACCGCCTGTTTACCCACAGGAGGGACGTGAAGTTGCAGACACAGGGGCGTCAGGAAGCGGTTAAGGAAATGGACGATGTCATCAAACACCAAATTGAACTTGGTGAGGCGGTTGTCGCTGTGCCTGACCCTGTCCGTGATGAGCGGCTGCGCGACCGTTTCGACCGTTCCCGTTAATAGCTACTGCGCGATTGCCCGGCCACTTGGCTATGACGCCACTAAAGATACGGCTGAGACAGTAGCGGCGGTAGAGGCCCATAACAGCAAATGGGTTTGCTTGTGCGAATCAGATTGTCCTGCTGGCGTAGCCCCCTGAAAGTGGTATAAGGTCGCATCATGGCCACAGCGATGACCTATAGCAGCTTGCTGAACGACCTCCGGAACTATCTGGAGCGCGGGGCAACGCTTGCAACGGATCCTTCGGTCTACCTCCAGCTTCCCAGCCTGATCGGCCTCGCTGAGCGCCGCCTCGCCCGGGAACTGAAGATCCAAGGTACCGTCACTGTGGTCTCATCGACCATGACTGTGGGAGAGCCTACCTACCCCAAGCCCGACCGCTGGCGCGAAACCGTCAGCATCCGGGTTGGCACGGGCGCCGGCTATAACACCACGCAGGAAGTCTTTCCGCGCGCGTATGAATATATGCGCCAGTACTGGCCGAACCAGACGCTGACCGGGACGCCGAGGTTTTATGCTGATTATGATTATTCGCACTGGTTCTTCGCGCCTACACCGAACGCCCCGTTCCCTTACGAACTGATCTATTATGAACTGCCGCCGCTTCTCGGTGACGACGTTCAAACGAACTGGTTCACGGAATACGCGCCAAACGCCTTGCTCTACGCCTCGCTTATGGAGGCCGCCCCGTTCCTCAAGAACGAAGAGATCATCCCGATCTGGCAAGGATTCTACGACCGATCCGTCGCCGCGTTGAACGGCGAAGATATCCGCCAGATTGCTGATCGTGGCATCATCCGCAGGGAGGATTAA